GGGCCGTAAGCAATTGCGATAATTTATGGTGGTAGGGTGTGTGCACGCTTGTCACGCGTTTGTCGACTTCGCGTGCAGGAAGCGGGTCTTTATAAATTGGTACGCCTTCCGCAATGATGCGCGGAATCAAGCCCAGTCCCACCTTCACCCTTTGGCTGGTGTTTAAGCCTTTCGCATCGAGACGCGGCGCAAACATGGTTGCATCAAGTTCATCGGCAGCGCGGTTCAAATCAAGGTAAGCACGAGCATGAGTGGCCACCAGTTGGGTGCCGCCGCATGTGGTGACGTCGCGGAACAGCATGTCCACAAAGGCATCTTCTGACCGCTGCAGGTCAAAGGCGGCGAGTGCGGATCTTGACTGGAAGTCGGGCGGATAATAGCGCCCGCTGTGTGGAGCCGCGAAAATAAATGGCGAGAGGTCGCCCTCCGCGCTGCGTAAGATAAAAGGTGGAGGCACTGGCTCTTGTCTCATAGGCTATAGGCTACCGGTAAAATATTAAGAAGTCACTTGCTGCTTTGGCGCACGCGTTTTTTCTGTTGTTTTGTCTGGCATTGTGGCCTCTATTTTGATCGACGCAGTGAAAAGATCCGCAAATTCAGCGCTCGGCAATTTGGCTTGCGCCTGCGCAAAGCACGGTTTATATACGCGGACATCTGAGCAGCTTTGCTCGGGGAAATGGAACGGTCGGTTAGCTCAGTTGGTAGAGCGCGTCGTTGACATCGACGAGGTCGCTGGTTCGAGTCCAGTACCGACCACCATTTAAGGCTTTGAAAAATCAAATGTTTTTAGACTGAAGTGAAACAACGCTTGCTGCCAGGTGGGGTGCAAGTGGGGTGCAAGCCCATTTCTGGCCTTCAAAAATAAGCCCCATAAATCGAGTGATTTCAGCCTGTACGTGACCCATATATTTGGGATCGTACTCGGCGTATGTTTCGGTCTGGCCTTTGATGCTATGACCGAGATGTCCTTGCAACTCCGGCCAAGGCACCCCCTGCGCCCGCAAGTACTTTGACATTGTATGCCGTAGCATTTTGATGTCCCAATCCCTCCCAATATCCCCGCCGACCGGCCATCCAAGAGCGGTCTTTGCCCGGTTCCATGTTTGGCGCATTCCAGCAACCGGCTTCCCCTTGTATTCAACTATGTACCCGCTGGACTTCTGTCCGCTACCGATCCGTGAGGCTTCATAGCGGGCGCTGCTATCCTGAATAATTGGCAAAAGATAGTCGTTGATCGGAACTATAGGTCGGTGCTTTTTCGTTTGCTTTCTACCTTCTGGGTTCAGATGAAGGCGGCGGTAATCCCATTCGATTTGCCCGCGTTCAGGTTCGACACTGACGTCGATCAATGCTTCGGGCCTGCCAAGCGTTGTTATGGCAAGTACGAGATAATTCTGTAGGTGGCGCCGTTCGGGTTTTTCGTGGGCATACGCGAACAACTTCTTCACCTGGTCAATGGAAAGTGTCGGTTTTTTCCGACCTTGCCGGGTTTCCGCTCCCTGAATTCCCTGAATGATCGGCGGGCGATCCATACAATAACGGAACGCAGCCCTTATGTCGTCAATGTGCCTGTTGATGGCCTTGTCGCTGCAGGGCCGAGGTGTGCGGACCACTTCTATTACGGTCCCTTCCTCATCTTTGACGGAGCGTTCCGAGTAGGCAGGGTTGTCCCTCATCCATTTGATCAGCTTCTTGGTTGTTTCTTTGGTCCACTCCTCAGCCAACATCTGAGGGCCATCACCCTCAAATTCGAGCAAAAACTTGTCTAATTTAGAAAATGAAGCTCTTGGTGTGCTGTTTGAAACAAGGTGCTGGGCGTGTTCGAACCAGTATTTTAGTGATACCTGACGAACGGTAATTCCGGCTTCTACGTCTGGCTCTAGTTGGGCAATGTGGTGCCCTGTGATGACTTCTATTGCCCGCTGAAGGTCTTTTGAGCCAGTAGTCTTTCGCCTGACCTTTCTCTTTCCTTCGTCGTACCAGTTGATCTTATAGGGACCACCTTCTTTGTCTCTTGCGAGCCAGTATTTTCCGACTTGGTACTCGTGCTCCGACATTTAAGTTCTTCCGCTTGGCGTTTGAACAGCAACTCCAGACAGCCTTCTTGGGCCAATATTTCAAGGTCATCGGGTGTCATCCGTGTTCCCTTGCCGCGTTGGATTGCGCGTGTCAGCTTTCTGGTCAGTTGGTGAATATCAGGCATTAATTCGCTCCCGTCAATTTAGGAAGTTCTGCTACATACGCCATCCGTGCGGCTGCAGGCATGGATTCGACGACCCTCTCCCCTATATGGCTGGCTACTTTGTGCTTGTTTATCCGGCATGGGTCCGTGCAATACCGTCTCGGAGCTTGTTTGCCTTTGTGGTTCGATACGAAGGATTTTCCGCAGAAGCCACATGTGGTTTTTGGCGGCTCAGTCATCCGGGCCGCCAACTGATTGGGATGTGTTGGCCTGTTCGTAAGCAGGGCCACATGAGATTGGCAAACCCACACCCCAAGCGGTTGTTTCAATGTTGGCAAAAGGAGTGACGGCGATCTTGCGCGCCTCGCTTTTTGAAGACGCTTCAACCAGTACCGTTTTGTGTGCTTCGCACTTCACATCGATCACATATTTAGGCATCGCTGTTACCTTCCTGGCCCTTGTTGCCGAGCTTTTTTGCCACTTCCTCAGACCAGAGATTGTTATGGATTGCGTTGGCCTCATCGGCTACATCACCACTCCAATCAAAGACCGTGACAGCTTGGGCAAATTCATTTGTTGCCGAGCAAAAGTCGTAGCTGCAATTCTCTTCATTTCCGTCATGTTCATCAGGAATATCTCCGGTTAGCCCAAAGTGAACGTCAGGCAAGTCATTGCCGTCATCATCACAGCGCAAAATCTTGTGCCGGCAATGATCGTTACGGGCCTCCATAAGCGCCAAAATCTGAGCGACAACAGCCCCACATTCATCAGGCCTCGCTTCAAATACCCACGCCATGCTCGCGGCATCGGTGATTGATTGGATGATCTGGCCGCGCACATCGTCAGCCTTCGGGTCTACGTCGTGACCAAGAAACATGAGACCTCCGAGCGGGCTGTCAATGTCATCATAAATAGGGAAATCAAGCATCAGGTTTTCTCCTGGTCAGGTGATTGGCGTCTTTCGTCAGCACAAAACAGCAGATGCACAAGGCCTTGCTCAAGCAGCTTGGTAGCTGTTTCCTCTGGCGGCTCTTGGATATTCTCAGAAATAGCCTTCACATGCTCTGCGGTCTGGTCGGACAACGCGATTGTAAGTATCATTTGGTACCTCCAACTGATTGGCGTCTTTCGTCAGTTGCTGACTTGGCCGCGTGTGCGAGTTCTGCGACGGCTAGAATTGTTGGCTTTATTTCAGCCGGCGCGCTGTCGTAGGGAGTTGACCATCGGCCAGCAAGCCTCGGCAAAAGAGCGCGAGATATACAAGTCCAGTTTGAGGGGTCAGTGTTCGACTTATTGCCATCCATACATTTAAGGCAGTGTCCCTTTGGAATGGGGCCATTATCCTCTTCCCAGCGTACCAGATGGACGGCGCGCCATCGAGACTGCCGTGGCAGCCCGTCATGTATTTTGCGCTCTAAATAGCCATCTTTGCTGAGCCGTTCGGTTCCAATTGGTTTGTATTTATCCTTTGCTTTTCCGCCAAGGTGCCCCTTCTTGAACTGCGTTTTGGCGCTGTTGGCATTGAATGGCATCTTCTTGCCTTTGTTTGCTGGATCGTGCCCTTTGCCATACTGACCGGTTCTACCTGTTAGCCAGCCCTTGCGCTTGCATAGAGAAGCGTATGCGCCCAAAGCAATGTCACTGCGATTGAAGGTTTCGCAAAACAACTTGTGGGCGGCTGGGCGCTCCATATCGCGGTGTGCCTCGATCCAGGATAACTCATCCGGTTTCCAGTTGATCTTGTGACCCTTCATTTTTTAGGCCCCTCGATCATTGGCAACATGCCTTCAACAAAGGGTCTGCCATCTTTAACCATTAGCGCTAGGCCTTTGATTTGCACGTCAGCATTTCTAATTATCGTGTCCGCAACGCCAACGACAGCGCTGGCGCGGGTGACTTCCTTTTTGATTTCCTCCACACTTAGGTCTTCGTCCGATAGGCGCTCGATTTGAGCAAACAGGTGGTTATTTAGATCGCCGAGTTTGTTTTTCATTTTTCGCTCCCGTTGGTTGAAGGGCGTTTGATGCCATCTGGCAGCATGGTTAATATTTTCGCGCCAAGTGGGTCTTGGCTGAAATACCGAACCGGCTTACCAAGCTCGCCCGCATACGCGATTTCGTTGGCAGTGCTGCGGCCCACATATTCGCTATAATCAACGACGAAAATCTCGTCTGACATTTCTATTTTTTTGAGGTGCAGGGCATCCATATCAACGGCAACACCTTCATGCTCCGCCATGTGGTCTGATTTGCAATCTGGGTACCAGTTGGGCAGCAGGTGCATACTCATGGTAATGGCACCTTCATCGCGCTCTAAAAGCCACGCAGTCACAGCCACAAACTCAATAAAGCGCGATGAACCGCAAATGGTAACAACCTTTGCTGTGCTCATGATTTCTCTCCGTTGTTGGGATTTGGGCGACTCTTGTCACTGTTTCCAAAGATGACCGCGCCCATAATGGAAAGCCGCATTTCGCGATCTTCATCAATGCTCTTTTCAAGCTCGATACAGCCGAGCGCTTCACGCCTCTTTTTTGGTATCCGCTGGAGCGTGTACCCATGCATTGCGAAGAACCACAAGACCACATCAATGGTCAGGCACTGTGCATCTACCCAGCTAACGTCGGGAAGGTTGCGGGCATGTGGCTGCTTCTTATAATTCTCAAGCATTGGTATCATTGCCTTGAACGCGTCTTTGCAGTCATGAAAGTCGCGAATAGCAGGCGGCAAGTACATGCCATCTTTAAGGAATGCAGGGGTTGAACTCATGGGCTGCTACCTTCATGGGATTTGTTGGCTCTCTCATTGAGAACATCAACCAGCGTCTTGTTTTGGAATGATGGCCTAACTAACAGCCAAGCGTCATAAATAAGCTTAGCAAACGGTTCGCCATGCCAATCTTTAACGTCAGAAAATAGATCATCATCAATCTCGTCACCATTAAGCGGGTGATCAAGCACCACCGCTTCGATGATGTTGAGCAACGCTTCTCTGAGCTTTCTGGTTTCAGACAACATTGATCGAATATCTGATGGAACAAGCTGGTCACAAATGTCATCCTTCCGGGCTGCTTCCGCCTTCTGCTCTGAGGTCATTTTGGGCCATGGAAGCATTAGATTTTCTCCTGTCCTGTTGAAGGGCGTCTTTCGTCAGCTTCACCAATCAGCGGGTCAATACCCTCAATAGGCTCGCTGAGTGTGGTTCCTTCAGGCACCCGGCACCATTCGTCGGTGGCCTTTTGGGTTGTCTCACCTGTGCCTTTGCAAAGGTCACAATCGGCGTAATCATCGCCCAAGGTATAATGCTGGCCGTCACCGTCACAGGCGAAGCATTCAATGGGTGGTTCCGCCATCGGGACAATATCAAGTCGGTTGGCCCGTAACTGGCTCAAAAAGGTGCCAAGTGCTTCTTCGGCCACGCCTTGGTTTTCACTTGGAATGACGACCACACTGATGATGGTATCAATGGTCCGCGCTAATTCTTCACTCTGCATCTGAGCCTCCTGTTGAGGTGGGGGGTGAGGTGAAGTTGGCAGCCACAAGCAGCACATCTGCATGGCAGGGCTGATCCAGTGGACACCAACAGGCAAGGTCTTTGCCTCTTAATTCTTCGATGTCGTGGCCCCGTATTTTAATTTTGGCAGGCAGGGAAATTTCACGGTACAAATCCACAGCTTCCTGCGCTGTCATGCCGCCGTGCGTGCATTCACCAGCCGAGCGGCACCCACAAGCCTTGCCCTTTTCCGCTTTAAACGGGTTGCCCCACTTGCTGGGCCTTCCTACGTAGACAGCGCCAACTGGCAGCTTGTAGCCCCTGGTGCGTTTCCGCTGTACTCGTTTAGGCATGGCAGAGCCTCCGCTGTTGTTTGACTAAATCATGAAGTGGGTTCAGACTGCGTGCGGTCAGCAGGGCGGCCAATCTACTCGACCCCCAATCGAAGGCTGCTTTGCTGGCTGTCAACAAAGGGTGACAACTTCCAGAATTTGACCCTCCACGAAACCTCTGCGAAGATGGGTTTTGTTGATATGCCGCTCGCGCAGTGACGCGCAGACCAAGGCTATAAAACGCATAGGGGGATAGATCGTGGAGTGGCTGATCCAAGTTGCTGTGGCGGTAATGGCGTGCTGGTTGACGTTTTGGCTTGGAAGACGCCACGAAAGAGACAGCGAAGCAAAGCGGATAAAGCAAATGGCGCTCCTGCTGGCTGATGCCCTTGAGAGGGACCTTCTGGCAATATCCGCACTGGCCGAACAGTTTGAAAATATGGAGAAGCTGACCAGAATCGGTTTCCGCTTTGAACCTGACGCCACCTATATCGACGCGATAACCCATGAAATACATCTTTTTGGGCCGGGAGCTGAATTTGTCATCGGTTTTCATCAAACGGTGCGTAGATTTAAGGCTGATATTGACCAGATGAACGAGGTAATACGCTCCGAGCCTAACGTGCCCGACTTTACAGGCATAGATGCGGCTAGGCCGGTTATCAAAATGCTGGACGAAAAAGCCACAGAGGTAAGGCTTTATGTTACACAGCTTAGGCGCTGGGCTAACAACTGACGACAGGGACACTAGGTAATGCAGTTTAGCAAAAACAAGTACCGGAACACCCCACTTCACCAAAGTGAATGGGATGAGCTTTTGTCCACTTACCACACCAAATATAGAGATCTTGTGCGTGAACACCTGGAGGGCAAACCTGTTGAAGTTCTTATACAGCTCCACGTTACCGAAGGTAAGCGGATTGATACACCAGACGGCTGGCATTCTCAGCCAGAAGAATTTGGTAGAACTGTCACGCTTTATGCCGGGTATGCGCGAGCACGGAAGGCTGCCCTTGACCGGAAGAGAAATCTTCGCCTCACAATCGCCGCGCTGATCTTCACTATCTTGAGCGTAGGCCTGTCTTATTATATTTGGTATGACAACTGACGACGAACGGGGATAAATGTGGTTGATACGCATATCTGGGTTGAGGAACGTGACGGTTTTACCATCGTCAGATTTGACGATGACGAAATCGAAGACTGGTTCGATGATATCTTCACTGAAGAACACGACCTCGAATGCGTCGGCTGCTCCAATGAGACCACTGCCAAGGGTGTTTTTCGTTTGCGATATTTTGACGCCAGCGTTTCTGTGGCTACGCTGCAAGAAATCATAGATGCCGTTGATGCCAACGAAATTCAAAGTGTGTGGGAACTTAATAATACTGCTGAAGGCCGCAAAACCTACAGCCCAAAAACTGGCACGCCGTTTTTCAAGACATTGATCGATTGGTTCAAGGGCAAGCCTGACAACAGATGACGAAGGCTTTGACAAATGGTTGAATATGACAAGCTTCTCGAAGGGCGCGATGCCATTGATTTTGTAAAGTCGAGCCTTGAGCACACTTCGTCCACGTCTGATGGATGGACGCAGTTTTATGACGAGCCCGGTACCGGCTGCAAATGGGTAAAGGATTATCCGAACGGCGGCCATCATGGCGGAGGTATTGTAAGGCTTCGCCGGATCGCGGCTGCCAACTGATGACGATCTGGTCATGCTGCGTCCTCCGAGATCGCTTCGTTACTATCAATACGAAATGCCAGCTGATCGTTGTCGACGGATAAGGCAAGAGCGCCCGGCTTGGCCCAGATTTCGCGCATGCTGAGAAAGAAGGACTCGCCCTGTTCGGCAAGGAGGATGGTTTCGCCTATCGTGTCGGCAATACCAGTGGCGGCGGCGCCCGGGACCATGTTGCCAATCCATTCGCGCTTCGTCACGTCGCTGCTTGCTTCTAGGTCGAATGGGGCATGGCAGCGCCAGATATTCCCCAGCTCGGTTTCCTCTTGGAAAAAGACTTCTTCGGGCTCGAAAAGGGACTGCAGCGCGGCTAGGTCTAATGTCGTAAAAGGGCGGTGCCATGTGTCGTCAGTTGCAATGATGCGGCATATAAGGCGATCTTTTGGCGCTGGCGTCGCAATTTGGTCGGCTTCCAGAATAGCATCGCGGGGGTCGGCTACAGAATTAAACCCGTTATCGTGGCAAGCGGAACCGCTGACCGCATAGGCGTTTTGGTCCCAATCAACGACGCCATAATGCCCGCCAGTTTGGTAATTCTCGCGCCGAGCATCGGCAACACAAGGTTTCCCGCCCGTCACGCCGTGGGCATTGGCGGCAATTGTGCCGGCCGCTTCGTCATATTTGGTGACGCGCAAAATGTTTGAGTGCCGCTGATTGCCCCAATTAGGTCTAGGGTCCGCTACGGCAAAAGCACCGTCGCCCGTGGTGCTGGCACCTAAAACGGTTCGGCTAACGCCATCAAACGGGGTCACTCTGTACTTGTTAGATGTTTGCTCGTGACCGTGATTGCGCGGATCAGCGACGGCGACACCACCAGCAGGACCACCGGGGCCAGCTATGGCAGGTGAAGTGCCGTCGAAAGGCACGATACGAAAGACGTTATTGAAACGCGGCTTGCCAGGAATACGCGGGTCGGCAATGGAATGAGCGCCACCACCAGGCCCGGATTGACCTGAGACAGTGCCTGCCGTCTCTTTCCAGTTATTCACACCATATTGCTTATAGGTCTGATTGGCTTTCTCAGGAGGGCGGGGATCTGCGACCGAGAAGGCTCCATTTGTCGGCCCACTCTTCGCCTGCACAGTACCGCTTGGCGCGTCCCACTCTTTCACACCCAACGTGCTGTCGCGGTCACGATCGCCGTAACGAGGGTCCGCCACGCTAAAGGTGCCATTGCCGGGGCGGTTGGCTCCCCTTATCGCTTTTGCGGGTTCCTTCCAATCCTCCACTCCGTAGGGGCCAGCTCCTTCAAAGGTTGAAGCGTATCGAGGGTCGGCAACTGAAAACCGGCCTTGCCCGGGCGCGCGGTGCGTGGTGATGACAGGGGCGGTGTCGGACCAGTCATTCACGCCGAGCGCGTTCTCGCGCAAAGGCACCTCTGGCACGATACCGTAGTCGCGCAAGTTTCCGTCGACAACGGTAAGGTCATTGAGAGCACGCCAGTCCTTACCTGCCGGCACTAGGGCAAGACGCAACCACGTTTTCCATTGAAGCGACGGCACGCGGTGCATGGAGCCAGCAATCGGGTCTCCGGGGAGCGGTAGCTTGCCGATCACCTCGCCCACACCGCGCAGCTTGTGCTCGCGAGGCTGGTAGATGAAAGGAGGAACCTTCTCTATGTGGCGAGCGATCAGTAGTGCGCGCTTGCGGCTTTGTGCGAGGTTGCCGATAACGCCGCAGTCGTGCGTGTCTAGGTTCACGCTGTAGCCGTAGGAGCGAAATAGCGCTGAAATTTGGTCAAGCAGCCATTTACCGCGCGTCAAAATTCGTGGAACATTCTCGAAGAGTACGACCGGGATCGGTTCGTTTTTGTAGGCTTCGAGCATCAACCAAACGCCACGAAGAGTTAGACGGTTCAGCGCCTGGTACTTGTCGGTTTTCGATTTTGTCGAGGATAGGAGGCCGGAAAAGCCCTTACACGGCGCTGAAAGGAACACAATGTCGAGGGCAGGGCCGAAGACTTTGTGAATGTCCGCAGGTATTGCCTCGCGCCAGTCGTTCCCCGGTTCTTGGCCGTGAAAATCTATGTATTGCTGGCGGTCGAATAGGTCCATGAGCGTACCCTTCGTGCCTGCCATTCGCTCGAAATTACGGATTGCACCAGGGTCGCTATCGATGCCGCCTGCACAAACGAACTTGGCTTGCATGTTGCCGACGCGCGGGGCGGCTCGGTTGAAGCCACGAGCGCCGCCACCGAGACCGCAGAACAGGTGGCCGTGTCGGATTTCGCGGATTGTTGTTATTGGTGTGACGTTCATTTCGCTTCTTTCATTCAGCGGCAAGGCGGGCCTCGCCTAGTGGCTTAGGTGCGGGTTAGCCCGCCTCGCGCTTGGCTCAAGCAGCCTTGAGCGCAAGGGACAATTCGGTTGAAAGGCGTCGGGCTTTATCCAAAGGCGTTTCAGCGCTGTTGTCGTTACCCGGCAGGCCTTCAAAGAAGTACGAAACGGGAATACCTAGAGTGCGGCCTATACGGACCAAACGGCTTGAGCCCATCCGGTTGGTGCCTTTTTCATACTTCTGGATCTGCTGAAAGGTGACGCCAATCTCTTTGCCGAGTTGCGTTTGCGATAAGCCGGTTTCTTTCCTGCGGTCGCGTACTCGCTGACCTACGAAAACGTCTATGGGGTCGGGGCTGTTTCTCATGTCGGGTTCCTTTGTCTCTGTGCCTACCGCCATCACTGGGAGCCATGAGAAGCGGTAGGGCTTAATGTGTGGCTCGAACGGGGCTTCTTTCCCTTTGCCCGTTGTCACTGCCTGGCTGGTGGTTATTCCTGTATTTCGCCACTCATTGGCGTGTCGCCGGGGAGCGTATCGTCCTCAGCTTCTTCGGCCTGCTTGAACGCATCCATGCTGTTGCTGTAGGTGTCGCGGAGGGCTATCTTTAATGGCGTTTCTGACATCGCTTCGATGCGATCACGGATGGCGACAAATTTCTCTTTTAGTTCCATCTTTGTTGTCGCGTTTGTGAAGTCCATAATGGCCTGAGTGGCTTCTTCTGGCGTTAGGCCATCGGTGTCCGGTTCTTCCACTATGTCGGCGTCGGTTATGTCTTCATTCTCGTGCGCTTCCTCGGCCTGCGTTTCGCCGGAAAGCTCCGATATTGTTATCGGTTCGCCCGCGGTAGTTGGCTCGTCTAGGGGCTTGTAATCCTGCACTTCCTCGCGCATATGGATGCCCGAAAGGACGTCTGGGAAGCAGTCTCTTAGCGCCATTGAACGCGCGCGCATTTGCATCATGCGCTTCGGGTAAGTTTTCCATACGGCGTTGTTTAAAATATTCGCTTTTTGGGCGTCGGCGTATGAAAACTCTCTGACCGTAGCTGTCTTTCTGGATTTTCTATCAACCCGGCATACGGCTTTCATGCTTTGGCCTTCGCCCACGACTTTTTCTTCAATATCGATCAGCAAACCCGACCCTTGTACGAGAGCCAATACGGCATCACCCCACATGGTTGGTCTACCGTTGATCACGGCAATTGCGTTGACGGATTGGATAGGGCTGAGACCAACTTCCATACCTGTCAAAATGGCTACAGCCGCTTGCTCCGGCGTGTTCATGCCTTTGGGCGCCATACCTGAACTCACAATGATACCGGCAAGTTGGAATACTTCCCCTGTATTGCCCGGGACAATCGCTGCGATTGAGTTTCCTGTCTCTAATACCGCTACATTTTTGACCGTATGTTGCTGTCGGTTTTGAGCGTTCATGCCGCTTCCTTCTCATGTATTTCTGGTTGATAAAATTCCGCCTTCAATCGGTGTGTGAGGGCAAAGTCTCCGGCCTCCTGCTTGGCGTCGTAAATGGTCTCTGCATACCGCGGGCGCGTTGCGATGTAGGGTGCGGATGGGTAGCCTTGCCATTCGCCAGTTTCTATCCCGCGAGCGAACTGGTCCATTGCCCATCCGTTCACGACCTGACCGTCTGCAATTGATTGATAGTCAAGCTCGACCAACCTAATTTCGTAAGGTGGGCTTTTCTCCTGCATGATGAACATGAAAACAGGCTTGTCGTGCAGGCCTAGCGCCTTGATGGCGTCTAGGTACCAAGCGGCTTGCTGGTGCCATCCAAAGTTACTGACTGCCTTGTTGATTGCGTCATCACTTAGGTCAGTGGTGGTTTTATAGTCGGCGAATATCCGGCCCTCATTTGGCAAGTAGTCAAAACGTGCGCGCCGCCAGATGCGAAACACATCGTCGAACCAAAAAGCCGATTGCTCCTTTGGGCAAGTGATGAACTTGGAGAGGATGGATTCCTTGCGGCCCATACCTTCCTTCATGCCTTTGACGATTTCGGCATCCTTGTACGATAGGAGAATTTGCCCGATTTCCTTAGCAGACTTGGCCGTTGCCTTTAGCTCTTTAACGCCGTCTTCGCCAAATTCCTCTTTCAATGCTTTGGTTGCAGCAAAAGACATGGAAAGGCCTTCAGGCATAACGAAATAGGTCTTGTCGAAACGCTCAGGCTCCAAGAGTGCTATGTGCGCGGCTGATCCCAACTTGAGGGCTGACGTTGACTTGCTCCCTAGTCGACGGTCCGTCCAGTAGTGTAGGGGCGTTTTCTCATACATCTTCTTGGCACCGCTGCTACTAAGCGACAGCGACGGCACCGGATCGGCGTGGTATTCTTCCTCGGGCACGTCATAAATTCCGGGTTTTGTGATTACGAACGTCATGCCGCTTCCTTTTTCTTGCCGTAAGGGCTCAACGCCCACAGGCGGGCGGCCACTTTCAGCGGATCAATCTTGTATGTTTTCCAGAACGTCGTTTCCCCGATGCGGTGTTGCTCGTCATGATGATGGTCACAAAGAGGGACCGTATATTTGTCGGATGGTTTTTTTGCCCATGCCGCCATCGGTGCCTTTTCGAACATGCGCGCACTCAATGCGGATAGAGCAGTAGCTGTTGTTCACCAGACACTCGAAACCTCGAACATACTTGCGATGCTGCGCGTTCTCGTCTCTCGCGGTCCTGCGGGGCCTTGTACGGCGCTTAAGCATGCTTAAAACCTCTCACCAGCAAGTAGCAGCCGACAGCCAGGCACAAACCGAGTGCAGGCAGGCCAGATGCAAATGAGGCGAGCGCGGAACTGCCTAGCAATATGGTGAGGGTGAGCTTTTTCATCACGCAGCCCTCGTAATCTTGGCATCGTAACTTAGGCGACCACGGTACAGGCTTCCGGCTTCGCTCCATTGGCGCACTGTGCTGGCGCTTACCAGCCGCAGGGTTATCACTTCCAAGGAAATGTCGGCTGCTTCCAGACTGGTATCCACTGCAGCCATTAATTCTTTGACCCGCATTTGGCTCTTTTCATCAGACCACAACATCAGGTCAAACATGATACTAATCCCGGATGTATCGGCGTTTCGCAGGTTGGTTTCGCCCATAGCCAAATAGGGATAGCTGGCATCTTTGGGCGCTTCGTCGTAGATGCCAGCAAGCATAAACCCCAGCACGGCGTCTGCCTTGAGTGCCGCCAAGACTACCGCGCGGAATTGGCTGGTTTGGGTTTGGTTATCAACCATCACTCGCCCCTCGCTATCATCATTGCATCGGCAAATTTATAGGCTGTGGTTACGTCGTGGGCGGGGTCACATTGGTTTCTAGGATGTGCTAGCATCCCGCTAAGCGCTGCCATTGCGAACTGATCACGCAAAGAAGTGTTAGCTTCTCGAATTGAGCAGCCAATCTCTTGGGTTAATATTTGAACATCTTCCCTGTCCATCACTCGCCCCTCGCTTTCTTGAGGGCGGCGGTTACGGCAGATTGAATTTCGCGCTGGGCCGGACCGTCGAATAATTCTATGAGCTCTTCAACTAGGTCCTGCCAATCTGGGCCGGTTGGTTGCAAGTAAAGACAAATTGCTTTTTGGGCCGCAATTATTAGCTCGTTAGAGCGTAGTAACGCATGATGCGTATCGAGTGCGGACGAAATATGGCGGGCGTTTGCTAGCCATTCCTGCGGGTTGTCTGTACCTTCAATCTTCGCTATCACCTTACCGTTGGCATCGATGATATGGTTGTAGGCTACTATGCTGTCGGCTAGTGCCCAAGGGGCGGGTGAGTGCTGCGTATCGGTCATCACAAAATCCCCGCAGCTAGGGCCAGCAAACCGCCCGCCAAGCCAAAGCTCACCGCTGCTGCAATCAACATGCGCTTACGGTGCGGGCTCATGCGTGAGCGCCTGATGCGCCGGTTTATGTAAACGGGGGCGTTCATGCCGCACGCTTTGATATCAGGGCATGAAGGTCTTCCGCGTTTGCCTGCATCGACTGCAGCACGCCCTTGATTTGAGGGTCGATGTTGTTGTCCTTGAACAATTCCGGCTGGACCAAATAGCCGTATGCGGAGCGGGCCGTGATCTTCGCCATCTGCTGCATATCCGTGAACTGGCTGGCGCGGCGTTCCTCTGAACAAGGCATAACTCGCCCGTTGACTGACTGTTGATCGTGCATTTCTAGGCTCCTATTTTCGGTGGTGGGCCGTGAATTAATTCGACTGCCGTTCGGGCGCTTTTGCGTGCCATGATGAGCATGCCCATTGCTGCATCGGCTTGCGGCGCGTCCAAGGTTCGTAATATGGCAGCTTGCCGCTTTGCCTCACTCAAAAGAGCGTCGGCCTCACGCACACAGGTCGCCATCCTCACCTCGGCTATATTGCGGTCCTCCAATACCCGGAGCGACGTTACAGGAGGGAATTGGGTGGGGGCCGCTTTCCCTCTGTCGCTCCGGGCTGGGGAGGAAACTTTGAATTCGTTCATGTTGATTACGTTGCCCATTACGCCGCCTCCCGAGCGCTATTGAGTTCTTCCTCTCGTAACAACTCGCGGCAAATCGCGGCTTCAACTTTTTGAAAAGCAAGGCTGTTGTGTGAAGAAGCAAAGTAATCTCGGATAGGCAAAAGCAATTTAATGCGTTCTTCGGGATCGGAGGGGAAATCTCCGTCCGGGTGCGTTGCCATGAACCAGCATTTCAAATCAAGATCAGTAACAGTTTGTGCAAGGCGTTCCGCGTGACGGCGCCGGGCCGTGTTTCCTGCTAGTTCTACGTTAATTAATGACTGTTCTAATGCTGCGTTCATTTGTCGTACCCCATTTCGTTTCAAAACCGCTGCCCGGTGTGCCTATTGGCTGTATCGGGTGTTTGCGGTAGCTGGCGAACCATCGAGCGTTGATACTTAGAGTTGGTAAAAAGCCCGTTTGGTCGCTGCTATGGGTGTATTATGTATTCAAAATGAAAACAATGTCAACAGAAATGTAATCAAAATGAATACATTTAGGGTTAATCAGCACACACTGGCGGTTTTTAGCCGTCTTTTTCATACGGAAATAGGGAGTTTAGGAGAGAAGGGTGGCTTCACTAGTCGCGAAATTAATCGCTGTTTCGACCGGGAAGATCAAGCATCAGGTTTAAAATAGTCTCTATATGCCGTAGTTCTGCATTGCTAGTTTTGTCCATAATGAGATGAAGAAGTGCGGCATGATGGTCATTGGAATTTTCACTGTTCAGACTATCAACAAATACGCTAGGCGCAATACCCATGTGATCGGCAACGGCAATCAATCGATCAACTTTAAACGCGACCTCGCCACGTTCTAGCTTCCCCATTTGCTGCTTAGTAATACCCAATAGTTCCGCTAGGTCGGTGCGCTCAATTCCCTGCATCCGGCGCGCATCAAACACACGTCTGCCTATCAGTCTATTGATATCTTTACATTTAGCGCTCGTGTTCTCACTCATTTCGAGCCTGCCTTCCCCGACTTGCTTCTTCGATATGTTACAAGTGGTCGGTCCCTGTAGCCGTGATGTATATCACGTGACGATGGTTTAAATGTCGTTAAAGGAATAGATGTAGTTGGAAAAGACGCACTGAAAGTTGTATCTTCACTTTGGAGGTTCGTTCATGACCGATAGTATTGAACCATTAGAAGGCGCTATCAATTTTGCCACGGCGTTGAATCGCGATAGGACCCGGGGCAACCTTGAGCGCTGTCTCAGGAAGCTGACTAGGGAAATTGGGATATCTGGTTTCACGTGGTGGTTTGGTTCTTCACTAGCGCATTATGATGAGATAGACACCCGGCCTAAGAAATGGATGGAAGAATATGACCGTGAAGGCTATTTCCGTATTGATCCTATTTCCTTGTTGGCCGCAACTGTCGGCTCGCCTTTTCGCTGGAAGCCCCAATTAGAACAGCTGGACCTGTCGCCACAGGCGGAACACTTTATGGAACGCGCTGCTGATTATGGTATGGCGGACGGATGCCATTTTCCTGTGGGTATCATTAGTGGCAAGTGGGGCTGTTTGTCTTTCTTCGGAACTGAGGACGAGGCAGAACACGTGTGGGAATCCTACAAAGATTTATTGACCCACATCTCCATTCACATAAATCACTTTAGCCATGAGATTGGAATGGCTCCGAGTCCGGTCGGCGTTGACCTCAGCCCAACCGAACGCGATACCATGATAGAATTGATCATGGATGGCGCTACTCGCAAGAAAGTGTCGGAAAATCAAGGTAGAGGGGTGGCGTCTACCGATACTCATGTGAAGCGGGCACTCCAGAAGCTTGAGGCAAAGAATGTGCCTCAAGCGGCATTTAAGATGTCATTTGCTAAGTTCCTGCCATTCATAAAATAATACCTCTGTCCCAGTATTTGGGGATACAGCACTAGTCATAAACCGTTGATAATAACGTTTCCGAAACAAAGGAGACGTTATTATGGCTTTCATCGCTACGGGCGCACAACTCGACGAGTACCCTCACATCAAACGTATGATGTTTAGAAAGCGCAAACTGATCTTTCACGACATGCTAGGGTGGGCCGTTGACTGTGATGGGGACGAAGAACGCGATATCTATGACCACCCAGGTACGGTCTATGTGATCAACTATCAACACGGTGATGTGCTGGGAATGTGGCGCTTACTGCCGACAACAGGAAGTTACATGTTGCGGGATATTTGGCCGGATTATGCTGACGGCTATTTGCCCAGCAAGAATAGTGCTTGGGAGCTTTCGCGTTTCTTTATAGACCGGGAAAAAGTGGATACTCAGGATGGCTTTGAGCGCGTGGCTTTGGATATGTTCTGCACGATGGCCGAGTTTCTTACGCTAAAGGGTGTGGACGAAGTTATTATGCTTCAGGACCCCTCAATTACTTATCTCTCGGTACAGATTTTTGGCATCCCCCATATTCGTACAGAGCCCAGGCCCGCAGGAAAGACCAACGCGCAAGTCGTTGCCTTCAGGCCTTCCTTCCAGCGACAGCGCCTTCAGGCGGCCGAGTTGTTTAATTTTCCACTTCCATCCACCGATGCCTACGACTTGAGCGGTATGGCTGCCATGAAAATTGCGGCGGAGTAGGGCAGATGTCAGATATTTCATTTACGCGGACTGCGCGTATTTATAGAGGTGAGGAAGACTTGGTAGGTGAACACGCTGAACTTCTTCTTGAGTTAGATAGGTGTGCGAAAATGGCCGAAAAACTGCAAATAAGCGAACTAAGCTTCCATCTGACGCTATGTAAGCGAATGCTACTTTCACATGATACCGAGCGAATCACTCTTTCAAATTTTGGAAATCCAGAGATCAAAAACTAAACCATAAGGTGTGATCATGTCTTAAAAGGATACGCCTAAGTGTCCCACGGAAACCTAGAGGATACTTTTTCCGCAAACACGTCTTTTTTCTAGACGTTGACGATTTCGGCTGCGCTAAAGTGTTCGCCGTTATTGATTAAATTGTCAACGAGTTGGGGTCGGCATGAAAAGGGCGAACAAATCTGCTATTAAGAATACCGCTATTGTATGGGGGACCCGTTGCACTCAACATTCAGCGAGCGAACAACGCCTAAAATGCGAAAAGTGTGTTTATTTTTATCTACAAGAACCTCTCCGTTGTCCCAATCGGCATGAGGATCAAAAGGCAACGGTGTCCCAAGGTTCCCCTTAAAATCAGAAGGATACGCAACTATCTGATCACCAACCACACCAACTACATATAATTGGGGACCAAGGGACTCAATTTCGCCCACTACGAGAATATCAATCGCTGGCCGACCGCTTTCTCTATACTTGATAGGGTCCTCGACCTCCGCGCTCAATTGACGGCTGATCTGTATTTCTTCAAAGCGGATAACGTCTTGCGAGGCATTGCTTAGTTCTTGAAAATGCGGCTCTTCTTCTAAGCCTACAAGTCTCAAAACTTCACTTCTTTCGATACCATGAGCCAGGTAGACAGGCATGAACTTTGAAACCATGTCCATACTCAAGAACGGTTTTTTCGACCTATTTTCCCAATTTGCGTAGGTCCCAAAATTCATCTTAGCCTCATCTGCAAAGGCTCGAACAGAGAGCCCGGTGCGCTCCCTAAGTTCTTTTAATTTCAATCCAATTCGACTCATAGACGGCATCTTGTATGAAAAATGAATACATGTCCGTATTCATTGTGAGCACATTTTTATTGACGCTGTATTCAAAATGATTACAATGCTGCTTATGAAACCAGCAGTAAAAATCATTAAGACAGTTTTTGGCGGTACCAGGCCAATGGCTAGGCTCACGGGCTATCCCTCCGGCACGATCAATTCTTGGCGAATTCGAGAACAAATTCCCGCGAAGCACCATCAGCCTATTTTGGATTGTGCTCGTGACAATCAAATTGATCTTGAGCCGTCCGATTTCTTCGAAGCCGCGTAATACGCCTTCCTCTCACACGGGGGCGGAAACCGGGCTCGCTTTGTAAGGAGTATCCAAAGACGGGCCCGGCCAGGGAATAGCGACAAACGGGGTAGTGAGCCGCTCCGACGATTTGAAACTGGGCTCAAAGGAAAAATAAATCCAGTCCGATATTGGGGAGTACAAACGGAATGACATACAGGCGGGAACCGGGATCAGTAGAAGGCGCGCTTCAGGAAGCAGTCAACGCGATCAACCCGGATATTCTGGAAGCAGTAACAGGCAAGACCCGCTCGGCTTTTGAAAAGGCAATGAATCCGTTTCATCCTACCCAGCTTACGCTCAAAGACGCGGCCCGGATCGATGCCGCTGTATTTACAAAACATGGTCACATGATTTTACACGCGGCGCTTGAGAGCGAAACCCGCAGGCAGTTGCTGTCTATGGGGGAGTACGACAGGCAGCCCGTCGAGTTGGGCCTTCGGCTTTCCCAAGTGATGAAAGAAGTTGGCGATGTTGCCGGCGCATATGCCGCTTCGTGTGACCCCGCCTCGGACAGCGGAGCAGAACGTACCCGCGAAGAAGCCACCCAAATTCACAAAGAAGTCACGGACGCAATCAACGTACTGGAGGCCATGAAGGCGGGCCTTGAGACGGAAATCAATCAGCCGCGGTTAAGGGCGGCTCAGTAAGTAACCCCGACACGCCAGAAAAGGAGACACCGACATGGCGACAAACATCAACGACGCAGGGGAGGGCCACAATAGTGGAAACCGCGACCCCAAATACATTGCTGATCAAGTACGGCTCTTGGACAAAGAGCTTGAGCCGCTTGAGAAGCAAGCGAAGGACATCCGCGAGGATATGAAGACGGTACGAAATCACTTCAAAGCTGAAACTGGCATTACGATAGCCGACTTCAATGCGGCCCGGCGTTTAGCAAAAATGGAAGACGAAGGCGAGCGCGATGCCAAGAAAAGTAACCTTTCGATTTGTTTCAATGCCTTGGCAAACGGCGGTCAGCTAAATTGGATTGATGCGGTCGAGCAAGACAATACGACCGAACAAAAGAAAGCCGCATAATGGCCGAGGTCTACTTGACATTGGATCTTGCCACAAAAACCGGGTTCGCTCTTTGGGAGCCCGGTTCTTCGCCTAAGCTCGGAACTTTTACGATGCCTAGTGTGAACGGCCAGATCGGGCGATCGCTGAATAAGTTCAAAGGCTGGTTGATACCTTTCATGCGTACCGCAGGTGTTACGCATGTGATGTATGAATCCGCGTATCTCAAACCTAGTACCGTTAAGCGCGACGCAAAGGGCAACAGTAAGTTTGTCAATGGTACAAGCCAAGATGTGGCGAGGGTCCTTTTTGCTATTGGCGGATATGTTGAAGAGGTCTGCTACGAACTGGAGCTACGTTGTTTTGAGTGCAACGTCAGCAGCTGGCGTACTCACCTGATCGGCAACAACCCCAAGCGGGTTGATGCGCATATTCTTACCAAACAAGAGCTTCAAGCTCGTGGAATTCCCTTTAACGGGCAAGATCAGGCTGACGCAATGGGTTTGATGATTTACATGGCCCATAAACTCAAACTTGAACCAGACTGGCCCGTTGGCAAGCACCGCGACACCGTATTCGCAAGGAAAGCATCATGAGCCAGCCATGGGAAGACGCTGAAATCCATAAACTGCTGGTCCTGCGCCACGACGAAAAGCGAAGTTTTCGTTACATCGCTAAGGTCCTTGATCGCAGCAATAGCGCCTGCAAGAACAAGTTTGATGAAGTGATGCGAGATTTTGAACGCGAGGAAAAAGCGGAGGATTTGGCAGCATGAAGCTAGGGGAGGCAATGGAGCGGAGGCCAGCAGGGGGATTTAAGATCGTGCATGCCGATCCCGCATGGTCCTACGAGAACTATTCCAAGAAGGGTACGGATAAGAGTGCTGTCCAGCATTACGACTGCATGACGATCGATGATATTCAAAACCTCCCGGTTGAAGCCTTGGCAGCGCCGGACGCCGTGTTGTTCTTGTGGGTCACAGATCCGTTGTTGCAGGAAGGGCTAGCTACCATTGAAGCTTGGGGGTTTGAGTACAAAACCGTCGCGTTTACTTGGATCAAACACCACGAAAAGACCGGAGCAGAGTTCTTTGGGCTTGGATACTTTACTCGGGCAAACCCTGAAATGTGCCTGTTTGCTACAAGAGGGAAACCGGGACGCCCTAAATCCAAAGCGGTGCGCCAATTATTGCGAGCGCCAATCAGAGAACATTCCCGCAAACCAGATGAGGCAATCGAACGCATCGAGGCTATGTACGACGGCCCCGCTATTGAGTTGTTTGCTCGTACGCAACGTCCAGGGTGGCAATGCTGGGGAAATGAAACCGACAAGTTTGAGGTGGCCGCATGACATCAGCTTCGCCATGTCTTCAAAAATTCAATAATCTGGCTTGCAGTCCATCCATTCTTCATCATGGCAAGGATCAGCCCACCCGCAATCATAGCGTACACGGCAGGGTCAGTAATGTTCACGGTAGTCATAAGTCATTCCTCATAGTTCGAATCATCCATGCTCTGATGTTAGCGGTTGGAAATGTAAGTTCGGCAAGTTTCGCTCTAAAAACCCTCTCATGCAGCTATGTAAACCAAAAGGCCCCAGTGGTTAGAAAGGGGGGGGATCTAACCAAAAAGGCGACGCGGTTAGGGTTGCAAAAGCCGCCTTCCAACCTTTTGTCCGAGGCGGTTTCTTTTAGCTATACGGTCTCACTATTCTGGGAATGGCTGAAAACCACCGTTTACCTCAACTCACAACCTTCTATATCAGGAGGGCTTGTTTGATGGATGATCAGCGTTTCGATCCAATGGACGGTTTTGGCGAGCAAGAGCAATTGCCGCCACAGAATGTAGAGCTTGAGCAACAAATACTAGGGGCGATCTTAGTCAATAACGACGTCCTGTTGAACGTCCGAGATTTGCTCCGCGACGATATGTTCTACGAGCCCGTTCATGGCCGTATCTACAAAGCTTGCTGCCAGCTATTTGATAAAGGTGAACGGGTAGACCCTGTACGCTTAAAGCCATATTTTGAGCATGACGAAGATTTGGTTACGCTTGAGGGTGCCGCATATCTGGTCCGGCTGGCGGGTTCGGTGACGACCATTATCAATCATTGGGAATATGCTAACGGCGTGCGCGACCTATTTATCCGCCGAGAACTCTTATCGGTCGGTCATACCATTGCAGACGATGCGCAGAATATGAGCATCGAGGTGCCGGCGGCAGATTTGCTTGAGCGAATGGAAGATCACGCTGCCCGCATTCACAAGGAAATGAGTGCAGGTGTGCGAGAAAACACCTCTATCGGTTCTGCCTGTGACGAAGCCCTTGAACTGATTGAAAAAGCGTCGGCATGCGATGGTTTAGTTGGCGTAACAACGGGAATTCCCGAACTTGACGAATTAACAGGCGGCGCGCAAGAGGGCCAATTCATTGTCATAGGCGGGCGCCCGAAGATGGGCAAGACGCTCCTGGCACTCAATGCCGCGCGTGCGGCCGGGCAGGCCGGTCACGGTGTGGCAATGTTTTCTCTGGAAATGTCACGTGCTCAATTAGTCAGCCGAATGCTTACAGATATCGCGGCCTTTCAATCGGGTAGGTCGATACCATATGTGCGCGCCCTCCAAGGGCGTTTAAGCGCCGACGAGCGCGAACTATTGGTTCATGCGAGCAACTACCTATCAAAGCTTCCGATCAAGATTGACGATACTTCCGGCTTATCCGTTGGCCAACTACGGTTGAAGGTCAAACGGTTCCAGCGAGAATTCGCCCGTAACGGCTTAAAGCTTGGCCTAGTTATCACTGATTATCTTGGCCTGATGAGAGCTGGCGATCGTTACAAAGGCTCCAAGGTCAATGAGATTACTGAGATTACGCGCAGCCTAAAGGTAATTGCCCGCGAAACTACTGTTCCCAATATCGTTTTATGCCAGTTAAACCGCGGCCTAGAGAATAGGGACGACAAACGACCGATGCTTTCCGACTTGCGAGATAGCGGCTCAATAGAGCAAGACGCCGACGTTGTGATGTTTGTTTTTCGGCAAGCCCAGTACGCACGTAAAGCTATGGAGGGTATTCACCCCTCTACACCCGAATATGAAGTCGCAGCGGCGGAACTTGCCGATCTCGAAGGCAAGATGGAAATCATTCTTGCGGCTCAACGGCAAGGCCCCACAGGCACCGTAAATCTACGGGTGGATTTGGCTGCAGGCGCGATCAGGTCGAAATCCTTTTCACATACTAGCAGTAACCAGGAGGGCCTTTTTGATGGCTGAGTTTCCTTCCATGCCGTTTTTTACTGACGCATATCTCGCGGACACAAAGCATCTGACAGTAGAAGAGCATGGGGCGTATATATTGCTGCTGATTTGTATGTGGCGTTCACCGGGCTGCAAGTTGCCGGATGATGATAAGCGGTTGGCTCGGATGGTTGGCGTCACACCGGCCAAATGGCGCAAGTTGAGAGCTGCTATATCTGAGTTTTTCATTATCGAAAACGATCATTTTTATCATGGAAAAATTCATGAAGCGTATCAAAATTTAAAAACAAAAAAGGAACAAAATAAATCGAATGGTGCAAAAGGCGGACAAGCTAACGCGTTGAAATATAAGAAAAGGCAGGAAGCACCCGCTTCAACAATGCTACCGGAAAATAGTAGCGAAACAGAAGCATACCAAAACCAGAACCAAGAAAAGAAACCAAAGGTTTCCAAAAAACGAAACTCAACTTTGCCTTCGGATTGCCCAACGACCGAGGACCAAGAGAAAGCAATGATCTATTGGGTAGGGCACAACACCCCTGCTGACCTGGCCTATCAGGTTGATCAATTCAGGAACCATCACCAGAGCAAAAACACTTCGCGGACGGACTGGTCAGCTACTTGGCGGACTTGGTACAGCAATCAGCGGCAATTTTGTGAACGGGATGGAAAATCTGGCCAGCCGAGAGGGACGCCTACTGCGATAGGTGCCGTACCGACAAACGTCGAAACGCTGCCAGCAAATGTAATGTCCGAAGATGACATTTGGCGGGCTCGTGTACGCAACTACCAGCAAACCGGAAAGTGGACACAAACCGCTTACGGCAGCGAAGCCCCCGACAGCCCATTCACGGCGGTACCCCCTCAAATTCTCATTGAGTTTGGATACGGAAAGGACGCGGCATGAACGACCCAACCCCCATAAGCGACCAGCTAGTACTCGACGCGATCCTAGACCCGGTAGGGACGGCAGACCTACGCCTTGAGATATTCAGGGAACAATTGAACCAACGCTGGATAGCGTTCGACATGGCGGACAACACCACTTGGCCAGCCCAAGACGGCCTCTACATCGGCATAACGCGAGAGACAGGCCGTATAGCCGGGATAGTGCTTCAATGGGTGGTGGGCATGGAGCCTAAACGGGTTTGGAAATCTGTCGAAAGGTACGTGGCGTTTGAAGATATCCTGCCGGAACTATCCAATCACACGCATCACAGCGCCCATAGGGAGGCAGCATAATGGCTGAAAACAGCAAGATAGAATGGACCGATCACACATTTAATCCTTGGATGGGCTGTACCAAGATCAGCGGTGCGTGCGACAATTGCTATGCCGAAGTGCAAACGGCCCGGTTTAAACAGGTTGAATGGGGTCCACATGCCGACCGCAGGCGTACAAGCGCCGATTATTGGAAGCAGCCGCTGAAATGGAACAGGAAAGCTGCCGCTGCTGGTGTACGGCCACGGGTGTTCTGCGCTTCACTTGCAGACGTTTTCGACAACCACAAAAGCATAGAGCCTGAATGGCGCGCTGACCTGTGGGTTCTTATCAAAGCTACCCCAAACCTTGATTGGCTACTTTTGACAAAGCGACCCCAAAATATTCACCGTTTTATTCCAAATGATTGGGGCGACGGTTATCCCAATGTTTGGCTGGGCACCACTGTTGAAAATCAGGTAGAGGCACGAACTCGCATTCCGCATCTAGTCTCGACGCCTGCGAAAGTTCGTTTCCTGTCTTGTGAGCCGCTGTTGGGGCCGCTGGACTTGAGGTCAGTCGAGGAACCATCACCGTTTGGGCGGCAGTTTTACCGCCTTGATGCGGGCGAAATACACTGGGTTATCTGCGGCGGCGAAAGCGCACCCGATAGCAAACGCCGTGACATGAAGTTGTCTTGGGCAAAGAGTCTGGCAGACCAATGTATCCAAGCAGGCGTGCCTTTCCTGTTCAAGCAGCACTCAGGACGCAATCAGAAGGCCATCAAAGCCAAGGGTCGCGATTTGGGCGGCATTATGTGGGACCAGTACCCGGAGGTGGCGGCATGACACCTCAGCAGAGGAAAACATTGTCTTTTATCCATCACTACCACGCGAATAATGGCTATGGGCCCTCACACAGGGAAATGTGTGCTCACTTGTCGCTAAAGTCTCCGTCAGGTCCGGCCAGGATAACTAAGTTTCTATATCGCGAGGGCTATGTGGACAGGTCTCGTTTCGAAAGCCGTACCCTGCGTCCATCGGTAAAAGGCTTGCGCGCGCTCGGAATAACCAACTGCCCTACTTGCGGGCAGCCAACCAGGGGGAAAGAGAATGAGCCAACTAACCATTGAGCTACCGCGTCACGCCAGCCTGATCGAGGTGCGGGAATGATCAATGTGCTCATATGGGTTTCTGCATTGGTTATAGGGTCGCTGTTCATCTTGGGCGCGGCCGGGGGGTATCTCGTAGGCCGATACAACGGCTACCAGCAAAAGTGCGACGAATTGCTAGCGGGCTCGCCTGGTGATGAAGGGGCAAGCCAGTGATTAGCGGGAGTGCGGCATTCTTCACTTGGTGGGCGGCAATGACGGTTCTCATCGCCTGCGGTTGCTGCATATGGCAGCGCCAGAGAACGCGCAAAATTGACTACAGGCAGGGCTACTACGCTGGGCGCAGGGACGAACGAAACGCAAATAACTGAACGCTGGCCCGACACCAGCTCAACAAAGGGACCGACAAGGGGGATTTATGTACGTGAGTAAAATCAATGACGGATTGAATTCGGGCGAAGTCGAAGCACTTCTAATTGAGGCGGCATGGACACTTCACAGATTACCTGACAGGGAACAAGCGCTCTTGTATCAGTCCAACACCTTTTGGCCAGATCACATTTATGATTACCCAGGTGGAGGTGATCCTTTTGGGCTGTATCGAACTCAATCGAACCGGCCAAGCGTACCAACAGCAAAAGAGATCGACGCAATGCAGCCGAGTTTGGATCTGCTGCGAGCCCTTCCAGATATTGAGGACCGCCGATTCCTCTTTCATGTCGCTGCTTATCAAAAAGGCGAGCGTGCACAGCGGATTGGTTGGACGAAAATAAAAGACAACCTAGCGCTGGATGTATCAAGGTGGACGCTCAAGAGGCGCTACGCTGAGGCGCTGGCATGGATTGCTCAGTGTAGCCGGCGGGGCCTTAAATATGCAAGTTAGTGCAGCAACAGTTGTAGCTTTGTTGGAGCAGACGCGTATCCAAAAAGGTGTTAGCCGGGGCCAGCTTGCTTCGCTTTCAGGCTGGTCGCAGGGGACACTTTTTAACATCGCGGTTAAGCCTGAGAGCGTGAAATTGGCTCAACTATTTGATATTGCCGAGGCTCTGGGTGTTCAAATCACGCTGGAAATTGACAAGATATTGCTCAAATGAGCAACTTTTTGTAGTTCCAATTTTTTCTTGCACCCTATTGTGAGAATATCCCCACATTAAACCTAGGTTTGGGAATTGCGCCCTTTTGGTTTTGAATGCCTCTGCTTCTGACGTTGTTGGTGATACATCTCATTCTCAACGGCACGATAATCGATATTCTCAATAGCTTGTTTTAGTGCATCCATGTGGAGACCGAATTCGGCTGGGGTAGATGCTGGTTGTTTGGCTCGGATAGATACTTGAGTGGCTGCGAGCCTTGAAGCCGTTTGGATAATACCCCGCAGAAGTGGCTCGAGACTTTTTGCTATGATTGCCATGCCGTCGTGTTGCCGATCTAAACGACCTTTAATGCACCCATCAATTTCAGCTGCAATATGGCTGGTAATAACGTCGTCGCGCAATCTCTTTCTCCCTTTAAGGCACCAGAAGCTAAAAGGGTAACAAACTAGATTTCAACAACAAACAAAATTTAATGGTTTACCGGGTTTTTAGGTCCTGCGCCTTAGCTGTATTCCCTACTGCTGACGCTGGTCGCGCGGATATTCAACTAGAATGCATCTAAAGCGCATCGGGCCACCATCGGGCGAGGATCTGGTAGTTCAGGATTAGCAATATTAGGAAGATCAAGGCTGTTTTCCAGAATGCAATCGCTATGATTTTATATCCGTAAGGCATGTCGTTTTCTGTGTTCTTAAAGATGAAGCTCAGACTACCTCTAAAAATAACTACCAATATCCAAAGTGGCCAAGTGAGAAAGTGGCCGACTAGCGAACGTCCCGCGGCATCGTTTTCACCTAACACGTTAGGAAATGACCACAACATTGAATATCCCGATAAATATTTTGATTTTGGGATGCTGTGATGGAGGGTGGTGATTAAAATCAGGTAATTTGTGATCCAGGGTGGCACGTTCGGTATCCACCATGAAAATAAAATGCTCTCGACACTACGCCTAATCCAAACATAGGCGACATCCAAGTTTGCTAGAATTCCATACCATCGAATTGCATCATCTACGACATTGTCAACCAATTTAGATAACGCGAGCACCGCTAAAACCGTAACTACAATTGCCCAAGCTTTCGAAATTCGTACAGTGAACTCGTAAAACTTGCCTTTATCAGGTTTTCGATTTCGATTTGCCATGTGTAACCCCCCTCAATGCTGTTAATTCTGTCGCCCAATGAATTTGGAGTCAATGATGTCTAAAGTCGAATGGCCTCTGATAGCGAGCGAGTTAACAGACCAGCACCGCGAATACCTGTTGGAAGCCATCAAAGACAATGAGGCCAGACCGCAAGACATCCACGACAGTCTCAGGATTAGCAAGGCTCAGTTCGACCGTTACATGAATTCGGACGATGATTTGCGGTATGCATGGTTTGCTGCGGCACTTCATGCGGAGGGCGGCATAGTTACGGACGCGGCAAAGCGCATCGGTAGGGCGCGCGAAACAGTCTCCCGAGCCAAGAGCAAGTCCAAGATCGTCATGGACGCGTGTTCAACAGGCGAAGAACGCAACAAGGAATACGCCAGAGACAACATTACCAGTTTGCTCCGTCGCGGCGACGACACCATGACCCGCTGGTACGCGGACCGGAAAATGAAAGATGAGGGCTACGGGCACAGTACCGAGCTTTCGGGTCCAGACGGCGGGCCAATAGAAACGGTGAATTATGCCGAACAATCAAAAGCGCTTCTCCATAAACGACTTGAAGCCGCTGCAAATAAAAAACCTAATCCAAAACCTCACTGACGAAGAACACGCCCAACTTTTATACGATTGGACTTTCTGGGCAAGGGATAGCCAACTTCCCCCTGAAGGTGATTGGGTGCATTGGCTCATTATGGCCGGGCGGGGCTTTGGTAAAACGCGCACCGGTGCCGAGTGGGTTAGGAACCTGGTAGAGACCGGTCAAGCAAAACGAATAGCGCTTATTGCACCCACCGGTGAAGACGCTCGCAAGACAATGGTGGAAGGTGAAAGCGGGTTAGAGGGAATATGCCCACCTTGGAACCGCGCCAAGTTCTTCCCGGCGAAAAGAACGGTTGTCTGGAAAAATGGGGCCAAGGCTTTTCTCTATAGTGCTGAAGAGCCGGAACGTCTGAGAGGGCCGCAGTTCGATGCCGCATGGTGCGACGAGATGTGTGCTTGGAAAAGGGCCGAGGCGACATGGGATAACCTGATGTTTGGCCTGCGGCTCGGAAAACAGCCGCGCACATGTATCACGACGACACCCAAACCGATTATTTTGCTCAAAAACCTCGTGGCCCAAAACAACGTACAGATCACGCGCGGCACTACATTTGACAATCTGCAAAACCTCGCGCCCAGTTTCGCTAGTGAGATCATATCGAAATATGAAGGGACCCGAGTGGGCCGCCAAGAACTTATGGCGGAAATACTCAAAGATGTGCCGGGAGCACTTTGGCAGCGAGCAGAAATTGACAGCCACAGGGTAAATGAAGCGCCGCCGTTAGAGCGATTGGTTGTAGCCGTTGACCCTCCAATCTCCGTAGGGGAAAACGCTGACGAATGCGGGATAGTTGCGGCGGGCCTTGGGCAAGACAGCCGCGGCTACATAGTGGCTGACAGAAGCGTGCAGGGTCTTTCCCCCGCTGGTTGGGCAAATAAAGCTGTAGGCCTTTACCATGAGCTTGGCGCGGACCGGATCGTAATAGAAGTAAATCAAGGCGGCGTGATGTGTGAGTCTGTACTGCGCCAGGTCGACGCGAACGTGCCTGTCAAAATGGTTCATGCTTCAAGAGGGAAGGTCGCTAGAGCAGAACCCGTTGCGGCGGTCTATGAGCAAGGCAGGGTAAGCCACGTTGGTTCACATCCCCTTTTGGAGGATCAGATGTGTTCCTTTACCGGATCATTTGACAGGGATAATCAGGGCAGCCCTGATCGCGTTGACGCGCTTGTATGGGCGCTGACGCACCTGATGCTGGCACCAAATGCCCGCCCCCAGATAAGGAGCCTTTGATGGCGATTTTTGACAGGTTTTTCCAGCGTCCAAAAGGGGAAGTGAAAGCCAGCACTAGCAAGCCAATTTTTAACCGGGTAGGTCCAGGGCAGGCTGTCGCGACACCGAGGCGCTATGACAAACTTGCGAGCGAAGGCTATCAACAGAACGTCATCGCATACAGGGCGGTGAACCTCGTCGCTCGGGCTATTGGCTCCATACCGCTGGTGTTGGAAAGAAAAGGCGATACGATTGACGAGCACCCGCTGCTCTCGCTTCTCGCTAGGCCAAACCCGAAAATGGAAGGGGCAAACTACCTCTATAATTTGGTCGGGTACCACCTGATCGCCGGAAACGCTTACACGCTTGGTATAGGCCCTGAAAACGCGCCACCGAAAGAGTTGTGGCTGCTGCGCCCTGATACCATGAGCGTGCTTGAGGGAAATGACGGCTTACCGCAGGGATACGAGCAGCAAGTAGGCGGTCGAAAACAGCGCTACGCAGCTGAGAATGTGTTTCATTGGAAAGCATTTAACCCACTTTCCGATTGGTACGGAATGGCGCCGATCGAGGCTGCAGCGCTAGCAATAGACGGGCATAATGAAGGTAGCCGTTGGAATCTCGCTCTCATTCAAAATGGCGGCACACCGTCCGGCGTTTTATATCAAGAAGATGCAGAAAATCCGCTAACAGAAGCGCAATATAACACGCTGAAGCGAGCGGTGGAGAGCCACCATACAGGCGCGGCTAATGCCGGGCGACCGTTACTGCTTGAAGGTGGGCTCAAGTGGCAGGACATGGGCATGTCGCCTAAAGATATGGATTGGACCACGGGTAAAAATATGAATGCGCGCGAGATCGCTCAAGCCTTCGGGGTTCCGCCGCAGATGTTAGGAATACCGGACGCGCAAACCTATTCGAATTATTCAGAAGCAAGGCAAAGCCTGTGGGAAGACACTGTTATCCCTATGGCGAACGAAATCGTTGGAGAACTCAACAATTGGCTGGTGCCGCAGTTCGGTACAAAAGGCTTGAAACTCCGCCTCGACCTGGAAGAAATACCGGCATTGGAGCCGAAACGGCAAAAGAAGTTCGAGCGCATCCAGCGAGCTGACTTCATGCTGATTAACGAGAAACGACTGGCGTTTGGCATGGACACCGTCGAGGGTGGCGACGTACTTTACATCGACGCTGGAAAACTGCCGCTTGGCGAAGCTACCGACGACGAAGACAGCATCGACGACGGTTTGGATGACTAGTGCCTGTCAATTTGGGGTCGCGCCGTGCTGTCCAACGAGAGCATGCGGCGCAAATACGGATAATGATGGCGCACGAAAAGCCTTTCACGTCCCGTCTCAAAATCGCACTCGATGTTTCTTGGTTTGATGTCGCCCGATTGATACGGCAGGGCGTAAGCCACGAACCAGCTATGGAGGCTATAGACAGCCATGAAAAGCGCTTATCGCGCATTACGGGGGCATACACGACCGTAGCGGCAAGGGTTTTCGGTGAAAGGTTCTTTGATCGTCTAGGAAAGTCCGCTCACTTCAGAGTGGAAACCAAGAACCATGATTTTGAACATTCGATAACCCTATGGCTTCGGCGATACGGAGCGACAGAGGTTCGCTACATTAGCGCGGGCTCAAAAAAAGCTATTCGGCGGTTGCTTGTTAAGTCAGTCACCGACGGGTGGACAGTAGAACAAACAGCAAAGGCTATCAGGGAAAAGGCGAAGCGTATCAACCGAACCCGGGCGCACTTTATTGCCAGGACGGAGATACACACCGCTTCGATGAAAGCGCTCGATACAGCTGCGGAAGTATCCGGGCTACCGATGATCGACACATGGGTCGCTACGAGAGGGCCGCGTACCCGGCAAACACACCGCATAGCGGATAAGCAGAAGGTTCCGCACGGCGCCAGCTTCACAGTAGGCGGCTATAAGGCGAAACACCCTGGCGACCCGGCATTGCCGCTGAAAGAACGGGCGGGCTGCCGATGTGTCAAGACTTATGAAACCGGCGAGCTAGAGAATGAAGGGCCTCGGGACACCAGTTTAGAGCCGGCGCAAAAACTGCCAGCCGCGGAACTAGAAGCATTGAGCATCGCGCAGCGAGAAGCACAGCGCTATTTGCGTGAGAAAGGTTCGGCAACAGGTGTTGAACATCTGCTTATGATCGACCGGGCCAACGGGGTACGGATTGACGCTACCACTGACAACGATGTGCGCAGTGTAAGCCTTACTAATAAAATGTATCAGGCAACCCGGTTTAAAGGCCGAAATATTGAGGCTCACCACAATCACCCGTCCAGCAGCAGCTTGTCGCTTGCCGATTTGGGGCTGACGGATAGCCTGCCCAGCCTCTCACGGGTATGGGCACACGCTCACGATGGCGGCTGGTATCATGGCCATGCCGTTGATGGCACTGCTTTGCGAGAATACTGGGTACGTTTGTTTAGGGGATCGGGTAGCGTTCTCCAAACTGCTTACAGGGGTGGCCTGACAGCAGAAAACGACTTGTCCAGCTTTGCAGCGCACATCACGAACCTGGCTTTGTCCAAGGCCGGAATAATACAGTACGAATTCAAGCTTTCCGCCCGGCAACTTGAAATTTGGCGTAAAAACGCGCATATTCTAGATGAAGCAGTAAACGCTGCTGTCGCGGTGATAGAGGAAAACTAGTGAATGTTTGACGGCCCTGAATTCAATGCGCCTTTAGAGGAATGGCAAGCTTGGCTCAATGAGTTAAAGCAACACCCACTAGGTACGCCCGGTGTCGCAGACGCATTGGCGCTTGCTGAAAATATGGTTGAATTAAAGCTTTCCGAATTGGCACCGACCGCCGCGTAAAAGAATACCAAACAAACCGACCTATCTGACCCGCATTTGAGCGGGTTTTTTAATGGGGAATCCATATGGACTTCACACAGCACACCTATGATCTTAGCCTGGAGGCAAAGGGCGATGATAAACTTGGGACGTTTGAAGGCTACGGCTCAATCTTTGGAAATCAGGACAGGGATGGTGATGTGGTTTCGGCTGGGGCTTTCGTAAGTAGCCTCAGTCAGCAAAAGCCAGCTCTCTTGTGGCAACACGATCAAAAACAGCCGATCGGTACATTTGACGAGGTGCGCGAGGACAAACGCGGGCTCTATGTTAAAGGCCGTCTCGCCATGAGCGGTCGCGGCAAAGAAGCTTATGACCTTCTCAAAATGGGGGCGCTGAACGGGCTTTCTATCGGCTTTGTAACCAAAGAAGCAAGTAGGGACCACCAAACCGGTGTGAGAACTATCCACGAAGCGGACCTTATGGAGGTTTCGTTGGTTACGTTCCCTGCAAACGAATTGGCGCGTGTTAGCGCCGTGAAATCCGCGACTGAAATAACGGACGAACGCAAGTTCGAAAGGTTCCTGCGAGAGGCAGGTTACAGCCGCACACAAGCCAAGGCGATCACCGCCAAGGGCTTTAAAGGGCTAAACGGGGGTCTGTGTGAGGCAGACGAAGTGCAAGCCATTGAACTGGCGCTGCAATTAAAAGCGCGCGCCGCAAAACTCACACAAAACTAAGAGGTACAGTCATGGAAATGACAGATTTGAAAGCCGCCATCGATGATTATGCGAAGACTGCAGAAACCGGTTTGGAAAAGCTGGGCGACCGCATCGAAAAAGTTGAAACTGATGCCGCTGAGGCAAAAGCTGTAGCGGAGAAGAAGCCCGCAGAAGCGAAAGCCGCTCCGATGGGCGTCGATGAAGCCGTTACGAAGTTCCAAAACGCTGTTGACGCTGGCGAGACAAAGCTTGCTGATTTTCTGAACGGGAAGATCGATGAAGCGAAAGCAGCGGTTGCAGACCTTGAGACCAAGCAGAAGCGACCAGGCGCGGCTGGGGACGCTGAGAACAAAGGCGCCGAGGTCGCGAACCAGCATAAAGCGGCGTTCTTTAACAAATTTCTCCAGAAAGGCGATGACGTTGATCTGAAGGCATTCGAGGAAAAAGCTCTGTCCACGGCGACGGGCGGCGATGGCGGTTATGCGGTTCCTACTGTTGTTGACTCTGAAATCGAGCGTCAACTCAAAGACCTTTCGCCAATGCGCTCTATTGTCAAAGTGAAAACGATTGAGACCAGCGACTATAAACGCTTGGTAAAAACCACTGGCGCCGGTTCTGGCTGGGTGGGTGAAGTAGGCGCTCGTGCTAACACCACCACGCCGAAGCTCGAAGAAGTTGCGATTGTTCCCGGTGAAATCTTTGCCAATGCCGCTGCGACGCAACGATCTTTGGATGACATGACCTTTGACGGCGAAGCCTGGTTGATGGAAGAAGTGGCTGAAGAGTTTGCTGCGCAAGAAGGGTCGGCTATCGTGAACGGTAACGGTGTTGATAAACCAAAGGGTTTCTTGGCCTATACCACTGACCAGAATGTGGATGGGGCACGTGCATTCGGCACCATTCAGGCCCTTAAGACGGGTGTCGCTGGTGGGTTTGCAGCTGCTGAGCCTGAAAATATATTGATTGACCTGGTTCATTCGTTGAAAGCGAGGTACCGCCAAGGCGCACGGTTTGTTTTGAACTCTTCAACAATTGCCACAGTTCGCAAGATGAAGGATGGTGACGGCAATTTCATTTGGCGCGCTGGGCTCGCTGAAGGGCGCCCAGATACCATTCTTGGCTACGGCGTTGTTGAGGCAGAAGATATGCCGGATATCGCGGCAAACTCACTCTCTATTGCTTTCGGCAATTTTGAACGGGCATACACGCTTGTAGAGCGCATGGGTACCCGTGTCCTTCGCGACCCATACACCAACAAGCCGTATGTGAACTTTTACGCTACTCGGCGTGTTGGGGGCGCATTGGTGAATGATGAGCCGTTGAAGCTGCTGCAGTTCGCACTCTAGTTGCCTTCTAACACTGTAATTTAATCTAAAAAGCTGGTCTTCGGGCCAGCTTTTTTTTGATGGAAAGGGACAAAAATGTCCGAAGAACAAACAATTAGCATTGCGGTAAATCAGGACTGCAAGATCGCAGCCGGTGGCCGTCGCGTATATGCGCTCAAGGCCGATGAAGATAATCCAATCCCCGTGTCGGATGCCGAGGAAGTTGCGGCAATTGCGGCGGAGTGTGGGTGGAGCGATGAAGGCACTATCGTCGCTGTCTCATTTGAAGATGCTGTCGCGAGCCTCGAAGAAGGCAACGAAAAACATTGGACCAATGACGGCCGACCAGATGTACGAGCCCTGGCAGATGCGGGCTGCGAAATGTCAGCCAAAGAGCGCGATGATGCTTGGACCGCCCTAGAAAACCAAACCACCGACGGAGAATAGGCACCCTCCGGGGCGCTTAGGGGGCCGGTTGCTATGTGTCGGTACGCAGCCTGGCTCCCACTTAAAACTCGTAATCAGTTAACCTTGGACAGCTAGAATGATTGCAGATCTGATCAAAGAATTATCAATCACAGCGGGAGCTGGAGCTCTTGCGCTTGGTGGGGCTGTTAACGCTTCTCATGTCTCGTTCTCGGCTTGGTTCGCCGCTGATACTTCAGTCCCGTATGTCATTACAGACGGAGACAATAGAGAAATCGGGGTGGGCACGTACCGACTGGCAACAAACACTTTTGAACGCACTATCGTCGAACACACTATTGAGGGCGGAGTACATACAAAGACTGGCGCGGTCGCTTTGGTCCTAAGCAGTAGCGTAGAGGTCGCCGTAGATCTTACCGCGGGCTTTATGGCGACAAAGTCCGACGTCGGTCACGAGCATGTTGCCGCTGATGTCACCGATTTGCAAAACTTGCTTGATGGTAAGCTTGATCTGACAGGCGGCGTTATCTCTGGCGATCTGACAGTTCAAAACATGACAGTGCAGGGTGATCTAACAACCGTAACCGCCAATGAGGTAAATATCGGCGATGCAACGCTAACCCTCAACGCTTTACTGACAGGCGCACCGACAATTGACGCTGGGCTGATTGTCAATCGGGGCACACTAACAGACGCATCTATACTGTTTGATGAGACCGCCGACCTATGGAAGGTGACAAACGGCCTCGAAGTTGACGGAGAGTTAGGATTCACAACGAGCGCGACCATAGACGCGGGCGTGGGAGGTTTAATATCACTCTCTCAAAACGGCATCGACAAGCTATCGTATAACGGCGTGGACACATGGGGCCTTAACGGTGCCCACATAGATGGTGTTAGCCAATTTACCGCTTCAGGAGCCCTTACGTCGGGAGACATGACGGTTGTGTCCGCTGTGGATGTTGACAACAGCTTTACGCTACAGCGCGGTGTTACGGATGTCTTTACCGCTACGGGCGTTTTTGACGGCGTGGCGTTGAATGCTTCGCAGGTTCTGCGCTTGCAAACGGGCGGTGTAAACCGGGTCACTGTGGACGCTGTGGGTGATGTTGCCTTTGGAGGTGCAGTTACATCAGTCGGCCTAACTGTCACTGGCACAGGTGCGCAAACTACCTTTGACAGTGGCGCGCTAGCTTCGGCACAGCTTGACTTTAAACGTAACGGGATTCTGGAAGGTTTCCTGTCTTGGGATTTGGGCGCTGTCACGCTATCAGCCAATGGCGGGGTGCTGAACTTTAGTGATCCTGTGAACATAGTGGGCGGAGTTCTTATGGGAAACCTCACCCTGAATAATCGGAATATAAACCGAGAGACAAATGCAGATTTTATACAAGTAGGCGGCGGAACTTCAGGGTCAGGCGGCGATGTTCTGTTGTTTGGTGGCACCCACGCCACGCAGGCTGGGGACGTTGACGTCCGTTCAAGCGCGACAAGTATGTTCCATCTGGACGGCACAACCTATGCCGCCACCTTTGCGGGAGATATTCTCGCTGGAAGCGCTGGGGGCCTGCTGGATACCGGCTCGGTAACATCGGCTATCGTATCGGGCGGCGCTGGAATTAGTGCTTCGTACGGGTTATTCGAAGCACAAGGATACCGCATAGCAGCGGACGCGGGAAAGCTGGGTGCCTATACTTTCCACAACGTCAATAGCACTGACACGATCAACAAGAAGAAAGTTGCCTCGATTGAGGGTTGGTCGGAGGGTGTTAACACAGAAGCTGGTAGCTTAAAGTTTTACACACATAATAACACCACTGGACTGATTGAGGCCTTGTCCATAGACAGCAGCCAAAACACCACCTTCGCAGGTGATGTGGTTGTCCAAAATAGTCAGGCAAATCTAACGATTCACTCTACAGGTGTAAGCCAGTCTCCAAAGCTTATCTTCAAAGAAGATACAGGCGTTGAGCGTTGGAGCTTACAATCAAACGAAACAAATGGTGATTTTGAGGTATTAGCTGGTGCTACGACAGCGTTTTCTATTGAAGATGGTACCTATGCGGCCAACTTCGCAGGCGATGTAATCCTTGGCGACAACGCGATAACTTCGGTTCTCAGAATTAGTGGCGATGCAGCCAACACAGGCAATCTAAACGTGTCGGGAGGTAATGCCAACAACCAAGGAGGTAACTTTGAGTTGCGAGGTGGCGCGCACCCGACACAGGCAAATGATGTGTTTATACGTGGTGGAGCGAATATAGCAGCGCACTGGGACAACGACCTGAATGGTGGAACTTGGGATTTCCAAGGCAATCACGTAGCTGACGTCGGAAACTTCGAAATGACTGGGGCGGTGCTAAATGCCGCAAATCTTCCAACTTACGCTGACGATACCGCTGCCGCTTTACTGGCAACCGGTGACATTTATCGGACTGCGACAGGCGAACTCCGCTTTAAACTTTAAAGGAAAAACCATGACAGCTTTTGAAGACTTCGCCGCTGGAAATTCCGCGGGCGCAAAACTCATAGCTGACGCAACCGCGGTGCGTATAGAGATTGAAACCTGTATGTGCAGAATGAGTGACCTCATTGGGCAAATGGGACAGCTAGTTTCGGCGGGACAAGCACTAGAAATACCGGCGCTCGAAGGTGCCGACCTGGCGACATTTGAGCTCATCAAGGGAGCTATGATTATCGGCGGGCCGTCCGTCAGAAGTACGGAGGGCCACCCTGTGCACATACCGGGATTAGACGACCTAAAGGCACTAGCATTGGCGCTCGATTTTACAGCACTCTAAACAACAGAAGGAGCAGACATGTCAGCAGAAGAATTCACTGCGCAAGAGTATGCGATCATGGGTCAGCTTCTAAACGAAGTTGTCGCAGCGGGTGAGAAGGCAAATTCTTGCTATGTTCTAAAAAACAAATGCATGCGGAAAGCGCAAGCAATGATGAACGCCGAGCAAGCAAAAGCGCCGGGAGCAAACCGCAAGGCAAACCGGGCCGCTAAGTCAAAAAAAAATGCAAAGAAAACGGCTAAAAAATAAATGGCACTTGGCAACGGCGCGATCGCTGACGGGGTTTTGGCGAGCCCCCGACATACGATGGTCGTATTAAACCCGGCGATATCAGGCCTGTCATTTATTGAGTATATCCCCCCCGTCGTAGCTGAGATCGGCATTTTTTCTGCGCCTCGCCGCATCGTCTCTACCAATAATCAAGCTCGGACGCTTGTCGTGAAAGACTACGCCCGGCTCGTCCTAATCTAGGAGGCCTGCATATGCCGGTTGGACCCCTACAGGTATCTAGTCCGTTTCTAACCGAATTGCTTTCAGGGCAGCTTTCGAGCCTTACGGGAGGGCCGGTATCGGCGATACTGCTTAACGATGCATTTTTGCCTGATTTGGTGAATGATATTTTCTATTCGCAGATTGCCACTAGCGAGGTTACAGGCGGTGACTATATGCCTGCGGCTTTAACAGGAGCGAGTATGACTGTGATCGCCGACGGCGCGCGCTTTCTGACGGACGACGTCTCGTTCGGGAACCCGGTGCACATACCTTATTGTCGTTACATGGCGTTGCTGGTTGGGGCCATACCCTTGCAGCCTGGAGCGAGAGTTATCGGCATTGTGGACCTTGCGACCGATGCGGTCGCTATACAGTCAATAAACGGGGAGTTTACGGTTGCGGCGCCCGCGACAGGTTGGTTCGAGGTTTTAAGATCATGAGTGTATTCACGAAAACGCCAAATGGTGTGTTGGATTTTAATATCGATTGGACCGACTGGTTACCAAACGGTGAGACGATTGTTAGCGCAGCATGGAGTTTGCGCCCCGACGACGGCAATATAACAATCGGTGCCTTGGTCGAAGACGGCAATAAAAGAGGCGCCACCCTATCGGGAGGCGTCAACGGCTATGAATATCAGGCGGTTTGCAAGATCACCACTAGTCAATCCCGGAGTGCCGAGCGTTCGGTGACCGTGCGTGTGATGGAGTTGTAGCATTGAGAATTGAATTTACGTCACAACCAGCAAGGGAACCCGTTTTGCTGGCAACGGTGAAGGATGCCTTGAACATCTCATTCAGTGATAAGGATGCCTTCATCGGTACACTTATCGCGGGCGCGCGGGCGGCTGTAGAAAATCATACTGGCCTATGTTTGATCACGCGTGGCGCAAATATCTACTTGGATGCTTGGCCAGTTGAAAACAAAGGGTCGTGGTGGTCCGGCACCAGAGAAGGCTTGGTTAGTGATGTGGTCGGGCTATCGGGCGAATTGGCTTTCAGCGTGCGCCCAATCCAATCAATAACATCGATTGTCACAATAGCAACGGACGGCACAGAAACCATTTGGGACACCTCCAATTACTATCTGCAGCCGGGCGTAGATGCCCGCTTACACCCTAATGTTGGCAGTTCATGGCCTACACCGGGCCGAGTGGCCGACGGGGTGCGGATAAGCGCTTCTGTGGGCTTCGGAAGCGATTGGAATCAGGTGCCATCTGACCTGAGGGCCGCGATAACAAAGATAGTTGCACATATGTATGAACATCGAGGCGATGACGGCGGCGCTGCGTTGATTGATAGCGGAGCAGCTAGTCTATTAAATCCTTACCGGACCAAACGCATATGAGCATTGGAAACAGGTCCACACCGATCAAGATACTTGCGAAATCGAAAACGCAAGGTGCTGGCGGGAGAGGCGTTGTGAGCTACCCTATTATTGCCGATAGGGAGATGGCGAGCGTGAGAACAAAGCATCACGCGCCGGTACAGGTTAGCGAACGCACGGTTTATCCGACGACGGTTTTGTTTGAGACTGCTTTTGTCGCGGCGTTCCTGATGGCTGACAGGATTGAGGCAAACGGTACTCTCTATAAGGTGCGATCCGTTGACGACCCGGACATGAAGGGCCGCAGAATAGAGTTCAAGACGACAGAGATTACGACATGATAAAGGGTGCCAAGGTAACAACACTTGGAGCGACTTCGTTTTTTACGGCACTGAGTAAAAACGCGGCAAAGGTTGTGCAAACAGTCGTAGCTAAGGGTACATTGATGACGCATGCGGCGGTCGTGAATGAAATACAGCAGGGCACGAAAAGCGGCAGAGTGTACAAAAAGGCAAACCCGAGTAGAGTGCATCAAGCGTCGGCACCAGGTGAAGCGCCAGCTACGGACACTGGATCGCATGTGCGAAGTATTCACCCTGTTATCGAGCCAAATAAAGGTCAGGTCGTCGCGAACTCTCCCCAGGCGGTGAATTTGGAGATAGGAACAAGCAAGATGGAGGCCCGCCCGTCTTTGCAACCGGCTCTCGATAAGACAAAGCCAAAAATAACTGCTATGTTGCGCGCTGAAACTATTAAGGCGGTCCGTAAAAGTGCCAAAAAAGCAAAAGGCAAAAACAGAAGATAATATCGTGCCGCTCAGGGACGGGGTGCTCGCGCCTAAGAGCGGTGCTTGCTCTGTCGGTTTGGAGTTTGACTATCAGGACGGTTGTTTAATCTTCGTAGGTTCGAAGGGTGAAGTAACCCGGCTGCCGCTGCCACAAGCGGAAGACTAACCCAAAGGAAAACAAATGACTGCTCTTGCGGCTGACAAGCTTCAGGAGGCGGTTTTTGCTGTGCTCACTGCTGACGCAAGCCTTAGTGCTGCCGTCACCGCCGGGTATGACGAGCCGCCAACTGATGCCAAGTACCCATTCTGGTCACTCGGCGGTACGGACATGACGGGTGTAGGCACAAAATCAAAAGATGCCGTCACGGTTTCATTCGACGTTGACGTTTGGTCCGGCGAAGAAAGTCAGATGCAGGCCAAAGAGCTATTGGGGCTTGTTGACGCTGCAATAAAGGCATCACCACCCGCCTCTCTTGATGTTCAAATCCTCGATACGGTTCTCGTTACCGCAGGGGTGATCAGACAATCCGACGAAACCGGCCGATTTTATCGCGGCCGAATTACTTATCGCACCCAACTTTTTGAAAAGGATTAATCGCATGAAAGCGAAATGTACAAAAACCGGCCCCTTTCACGAGGTCGGTGGGAAGAGGCGTGGGTTTCACGCGGTCAAGGGCGAAAAGCTTGATGGCGACCGTGCGGCCATCGCCGTAGCGCAAAATCGTGCCCAAGAAATTAGAGAAAAGATATCACCCCAAAAGGAGACTGAATAATGGCTGCTCAATTAGGCGTAGAGTTTGTTTTAAAAATCCATGACGGTGCTGCCACCTATAATCCCGTTGGTGGTTTTAGGTCCAATAACTTCACGATTAACGGCGCTCGTGTTGATATTACGAATAAAGACTCGGGGGCGTATACCGAGGCTCTCGAAGGTGCTGGCTTTTTAGGTTTGTCCACCTCTGCTAGCGGCGTCTTCATGGACGATGCTGCCTTCGCGGATGTACATGGGCATTTGCTGGCTAGAACCCATCCGTTGGCCCAAATTTTTGTGCCGGATTGGGGCACCTATGAAGGTAAACTTGCTATTACGAGCTTGGAAATGGCAGGCGAGCAGGACGGCGAAATCACCTACTCGATTTCACTAGAGAATGCTGGCGATATGCCGTTTACGGCACTATAGGGCATTTTCTAGCTTTTTTGCTCGGTCCCGGTTTTTTGTGTAGCTTCGTCGTTACATGCTCTCAAACAAGGGAACCGATATGAAACTGAGTGAATGGGAATCTATCCTGCCTGAAGGCTATGGAATGTGTATTGTCCGCACACTTGATGGTCGGTCCTGTAAGGCTGCTAGCAAGTATGATGGCAAGGTAATGGAAATCGGCAAAACACCCCGATTGCCCCTGTCAGACTGTGACGTTGTACTTTGCCGTTGCGTGTATACGTCTGGGCCGCTATCCGGAGAAATAGCATCCGAACACCTGGCACTAACCGAGGAAGAATTTGGGCTGAGTCCGGAAGAGCCCGTTTCTGCGAAGCGCATCGGTCTATTGTTGTGGGCGCTGATTTTTATTTTGATAGGGTTCTTCATTATTTGAGCGTTGTCGCTTAATGCGCGGTTCGAAGTAAGTCTGTAGACGAGTTATTTGCCTTTCTTTTTCTCTTCTTCCTCACGCATTTGCTTGTCCATAGTGTCAAACATTGCCCGGTTTTCATCGAGATACTTTTGGGACTCTTCACTGAGGCCCGGATTTCGGTACTGGTTTGACCCGGTTTGACTGCCGAATATCTGACTAAGTTCGGACCTTACCGAAGCAATCGTGCCGCGATACTCGAACAGCATATAGCCAAGATAAATAGTAAATGCTGCGGGAATAAGGCTGGCTACCATCATAACCGTTAAGCAGAAATTCACGTACCAAGTATTTTTCATTCGACCTCTCCCCAATCCGATGAGTGGTCACGAAACAACATTAAATTGCAACTGTCAAATTAAGGAGCCGCTCGTGGTGGTCACCGATGGATCGATAACTTGCCAAATAAACAATCTGGAAATTACGCTTAGAATGCCGTTCAAAGCCATACGCAGCATAGAAAGTAAATATGGTTGCTCGATACTAGGTTTTCTCGAAAATCACTTGGGCGAGGACACACCAAAATACTCCACGTTGGCGGACACTCTTCAGCTGCTGGCCATAGATGAAATCTCGAACGTAGAAGCAGAAAATTTAGTAGTTAATAACACTCGGGAAGTCCTAATCGCTATCTTGGCTTGCGTGCAAGACACTCTCAACCCACAGCAAACGCCCGATAAGGAAGCCTCCGGAAAAAAGGGAAAAGCCAAGATTTAGAATGGTCTTGGCTTTTGGAATTTGCGCTCGGGGTTCTTAAATGGTCACCTGAATCATTCTGGAACTCAACAATGGCTGAATTGATTTGGGCTATGCGGGGGCACGTCCGTTCGATTGGTGGTGACCCTGACGAAGCCGAGCAACCGCAATCAATGACAAAAAAACGTCTGTTAGAATTGTTAGGAGATCAGCGTGACTTTGGTAGTTGACGGCGTTGCAGTAGAAATTCGTGGTGAAACCTCAGCCTTCATTCGGGACATTCGTGGCGCCTCTCAAGAGACTAGTAAAAACGCCAAAAAAATGCGCAAGGATCTTTCGGGTGTCTCGTCCGGCTTCTCTTCCCTAGCTAAAGGAGTGCGGGCCGCTGTGGGAGTATTTGGCCTGGGGGTTCTTCTCAAAACTACCATACAGATCACAAACAATATGACACGGCTTCGTGGGCGATTGAAGCAGGTCGTGCAAGATGCGGCTTCCCTTGAAGCGGTCGAGCGAGAACTTGTCGATACAACGCTTGATCTGGGTACTTCCCTTGAGGGTGCCATCACGCTATTTCAGCGACTTTCATTTGCGCGAAAAGAGTTGGAAGCAGGGGATGCTGAACTCTTGCAATTCTCGAAAACCGTCCAACAACTCGGTTTGATAAGCGGAGCAAGCGCCGAACAGATGAAAAATGGAACGCTTCAGCTTACCCAAGGCTTGAATTCTTCTGTTTTACGCGCTGAAGAGTTTAATTCTATAACCGAGAACATGCCCGCCGTCGCGATAGCGATTGCAAAGGGTATGGGTAAGTCCGCGGGCGAACTTCGCAATATGGTGATAGCGGGCAAGGTTGCTTCGAAGGAAGTTTTTTCGTCTATACTCCTTCAAACAGAGGAAATTCAGAAAAAATTCGAGGAACTTCCGCCCGACTTCGAGAGGTCAATGACGAAGGTATCTACAGCTATTGGCTTAGGTTTGGACGCTGTTGAAAGAAGATACGGTACAGTACAGGCGTTGGCAGAGGGAATTTCCGGTTCAGTCGACACTCTTTTTCCTGACCTAGAATCAGAAATTGCCACAACAAGCAAATCGGTGACAGACTTAGAAGAACGCATCGCGCTCCTTACTAAAAGGGTTGAACAAGATTCAGGGAAGATGAACTTTTCTCAGTGGCTGTTTAATTCGGGATCTGACAAGGACAAATCAACAGCGGCGTTAGCCAGATTTAGCGACGACCTGCAGCGCCAGAAAGAAACCCTAAAAGGGCTTCTGGAGCTTCAAAAAAAGCAAAAGGAATTGGCTGGAGGAGACAATTCAGAGCCACCTGAATTGATCAATCCAGGAGCATTGAAGTTGATAAAAAAACTATCAGCCGAGATTGACGTCCTAACCGCGAAAACTCAGCCGGGGAAGGTGTTCGCCGCTTTGGGGCTGGATCCTGATGACCCAGAGAATAGTGAAATCGTGCAACAGATATTTGATCTGGTTACAGTTTTGGGCGACCTCAAAGAAGCTGAAACAGCGTTGCAGCAATCTAGAAGCGAAGCTGCGACCATTGTAGAAGAAACCCTTACCAAAGAGGAAGCCCTTGTTAGACTTCGCGAGCGAATGGCCGAAATCATGCCGCAAATGGTTGAACTTGTAGGAAGTGAGGCAAAGGCCAGAGAGGTCATCGCGCGCGCGCTCGATAGAGAAGAGAAAGCTTGGGACCGCCGCAATAAAAAACAAGACGAGGCTATTAGGCTTAGTGACGCATTTGGATCGGCTGCTGAAAGTAACTTTGAACGTGCGATTTTTGATGGGGAGGCATTTGACAAAGTCCTCCTGAAGCTGATCGAAGATCTAGCGAGGCTCGTAATTAGGCAGGCGCTACTAGCACCTTTGGCAAAAGGGTTTGGTTCATTTATTGGTGGTATATTGCCAGGTTTTGCTGGCGGGGGTAGGATTCAGCCGGGCGTGCCTACTATCGTGGGTGAAAGAGGGCCCGAGCTAATAGTGCCTAGCCGCAGTGGCACAGTGATGAACGCTGCGGACAGTAAATCTGCCATGTCGGGCGGTTCTCCTGTCATCAACGTCAACAACTATTTCGATCTGGTACCCGGCCCGACTATTGGCGCGATGATTGACCAGCGGATGCCTGAAGTCAGACGAACGTCTGCGGCTCAAGCTATCAGTATATTGAACGGAAGGGGTTAGCATGGCGATCATATACCCTTTGGCAATGCCTTCAGGACCCGCCCCGACAGACGCCTCGATTTATATTGTTAGAAATCAAACCGCTGCGATTGGCGGTGGCGGCGTCAGGCAAGTACAGAAAAATCCCGGTGATAAATGGGTCGGCAAAATAACTCTGCCAACATTAAGCGCTGATCAGGGGGCGGAATGGCTCGGATTTTTCGGCTCTCTGGACGGGTTGGTGGGGTCGTTTCTCTTCGCACATCCTGATTTTAAGACCATGCGCGGTACAGCCAGCGGGCAAACCGGCTCCGTTCAAGGCGCAGGGCAAAAGGGCAACAGTTTGGTGATAGACGGCCTTACAAGTGGCAAAACATTCAAACGCGGTGACATAATTCAGCAAGGGGCCGACAACGACAGCCCCCGCCTAAAAATGGTGTTAGAGGATGCGACCGTTGCAGCTGGCGCAGTGACACTCCTGATAGCGCCGGACAACTATATAGCGCCTGCCGACAATGCTGTGATTATCACTGAGAATTGCAAGGGCGTATTCCAGCTAACGGACGCCGATATTATTCCAAACTCAGACCGCTTGCGGAACCACGTTTTGAGCTTTGCTATTGAGGAAAAATTGATATGACCCGCACAGATGTAACGGCAGCACACCAAACCGCCCTTTCTTCCGAAAATCTGACCGCGTTGCCTATTGTTTTTCTTGATATTGATGGCGACCCTTTATGGGTATGGGCCGGTATTGGCGACTTAGTTTGGGGCGGCAATACATATCTAGGCGTTGGAGATTTGGCGCGAGTTCAATCGGTCAAATCTGATGCAAAGGGCAGCCTGCCAAGTATTGAATTGAGCCTTGTGGGACTGAAAGGCAATATGCTGGCTAATGCCAAGGGCACAAAATACGCAGGTCGCACGGGTAAGGTTTATATTGGCCTGTTTGATGAAAACCATGAACTGATTGACGAACCAGCGCTATTTTTTGCGGGTGAGATGTCCCTGTTGAATATCGCAGCAGGCAGGCAAGAAAAGGGCGTTTCAGTTACGATTGATAGCCGGCTTGCGGTATTAAAGCAAAACCGCCCGATTTTCCGTACACAAGAGGATCAACAGCGCCAAAACCCCGGCGACACGCTGTTTTATTTCGTGTCGCAGATTGTCAATAAAACGGTTTATTGGGGTCTTTCTGGTGCATCAAGAAGCAGCGGGCGCGGCAGCACTGGTTATGCAGATGGTGTGGGCGAAACGCACAGCGGCAATAACAACACCCGCACTATTGGCATAAGCTTTTAAAATGCAGAGATTTAACGATTGGCAGCAGCGCTTGTTTGTGGCGATTGCGGCCCGCAACGCTGCGCGCTTTAAGTATGGCGGTCATGATTGCTGCCTTGCGGCTTCTGATCTGATTAACGCCTTCACGGACGTTGACCTGATGGAAGATTTTCGTGGGCAATATAAGAGTGCTGCCGGAGCATTCCGCTTGATGCGGAAATATGGGTTTAATGACCTGATTGCAACGCTCGCGCACCACATACCAAAGAACGGCGGCAAGGCCCTTAAGTCAGTTTTAAAGGCTGGCACGGGCGATCTGGTCACAACTGACCTTGCTTTACATGATGAATGTTTGGGCCAAGCCTGCGGCGTTGTTGTGGGTTCAACAGCCATATTTCCAGCCTCTATTGGCTGGGTTCACCTTCCTCGCCGTGATTGGCGCACAGCTTTTAAAATCGGTTAATTTTATGGGTAAAGTCGGCAAAGCGATTGGCGTTGGCATTTTTATTGGCGTCATTACAATTGCAACCGCAGGCATAGGCACGGGCGTCCTTTCTGCACTCACGGCGCAAGTCGGCTCTCTTGGTGCGGCTGTAGGTATTGGATTAAGCGCGACAATCGCAGGCGGCATTGCGGGCGGTTTAATCGCGGGCGGCCTGTTGCTAGCCAGTTCTGTTTTGACGCCCGGCTTATCTGATATTCAGGAACAATCCGGCCAAAAGGTGCCAATCACAAACCCGCTGGATACCCGCAAAATAATATACGGTGATGGCACCCTGATAGCTGGCACTGAAATGTTCATTGAAGAATACGACAGCAACGGTGCCGATGATGTTCCAAATGATACCGTTGTGTTTGCGCGCATTGTATCTGACCGTCCTGTCGCTGGTTTCGGCGACTTTTATCTCGGCGATAAGGTTGTTAGTTTTGACGGTTCCGGTAACGCCACAGGTACATATAACGGCAAGCTTTTCTTAAAAACATACGATGGCACCCAGACAGCCGCCGACCCTTGGTTGATGGCCGCGCATGTTGATTGGAATGCAACGGCGATAGGGGCGGGGCAGGCATATTATGTTGTTAAAGCCATCTTTGATCCTGAGGTTTTCCCGTATGGCCTTGGTGAGCTTCGTGGCTGCGCGATAGAGGTGCTGCAGGGCGCTCCTGTATATGATCCGCGACTTGACAGCACAAACGGCGGTAGCGGCACGCATAGGCTGGCTGATGCATCAACGTGGAGGTTTTCTGCTAATCCTGCGCTTACAATATATGATTTCATGCGCGATGTTGTGCTTGGAAACCCTGTTCCTGATGATGAAATTGACCTTGATGCCCTGATAACTGCGGCGAATATCTGCGACGAAGATGTTGCTGTAAATGGCGGCGGAACAATCAAGCGCTATAGCCTTGGTGGTGTTGTTGATTGCCGCAAATCAAAACTTGCAAATATTGACTTGATGCTTTCTGCAATGGGCGGGCGGCGCACTTGGCTTGGCGGTAAAATTCAACTATTTGCGGCGGGCCCCGTAGCCCAAACAATTTCACTTGCTGAAAATGATGTTGTGACGCTCGATTATATTGATCTGATTGCAACGGATCAGCGCATAAACGAAGTGCGCGCGAGCTATATTGACGCAAGCGATAGATATAATCAGGCAGAGGCCCCAGCCTATGTTGACGCTGTGGCGCAGGCCAGTGAGGGCGTTAAAACGCTGCCGCTGAATTTACCCTTTACACAAGACCATAGGGTAGCGCAACGCTTGGCAAAGCTAGTGGGGCTAGAGGCGCGATTGCCTATGATCAATGTTACCGCGATGCCCATTGCAGCTGCTTTGGCACCTATGCATGTTGCGGGCATTACATGCCCTGATGTTGAACTTGTAGATGAAGCCTACCGGGTAACGAAACACAGCATTGACACCAGTAGCAATAGCCCGCTAGGCGTCAATATGGAAATGGTGCGCGAAGATGCCAGCGTGCATGCTTGGGATGCCGCAACTGATGAAAAGGCGCCAGAATCATCTGGTCAGCTTGTGCAGGCAACTGGGCTTGCAACAATAACGCCTGGCGGTGTGACTGTTACGCCGGGCCTGATCACTTCTGGTGACGGGCTAGAAACTACAGTGCTTGAGGTTTCTTGGAACAGCCCCGGCCCGCTGATTGCAAACACAATCATTGATTACCGCCTGAATGGCGCTACCCCGTGGACGCCAGGTGGCGTTTCTATTCGCGGCGATAATGATCATGTTTTGATTTTACCGCATAATTTGGCATATGACGTGCGCGTGCGCCACACGCTGATTAATGGCACAATAACCGCTGAAATCATTGTTTTAAACACAACAACAAGCACCACGGCGGCCCACATCACTAACACCAACCAAATTACAGATGGGGCCGGGCTTGGCACGTCCGCGCAGTGGGCAAGCGTATCAGGCCGGGGCAAAATTGCTGCGGCGATCAACGAGTCCGCCACGGGGGCGACTGATAACAAGAGGGTGCGCTTCTTTGGTTTTAGCACTGATGGCAACTACCCGGATCGCACAATCAAGGCAACGATCGTTAAACCCGACGGTAGCGATTTTACATGGGGCAGTACGGCGGTTTCGCAGTCTGCATATTCCGGCAACGGTTCGAACGGCGTTTATTATCTGGTGTTGGATATTAGTGGCGGTGTTCGGTTTGGTCATATCGGAACCAATGACAGCAAGGTGGGCGTCTGCAAAAACTTGGGCGCTACAACTCTTGAATATTTCAAAGCCACAATAGGCTGGGCAAGCCTGGCGCATGACGCAAACATGATTGTTTTCGGCTTTGTGGAGCGCCGGGCGGGTAAGTTTGTGCACGCAGGGCTTTTCGAACCGACAGCAATTGCAGACGCGCCCAGCGTGTTTTCTTTAGTCGGCATTGAAAGCCCTGAGCACTTGCCCATAGAGAGCGTCGCGGGTGTTTATACGCTTGATCCAAGCGCGCCATGTACTGGGTTTGATAACGGTGCTTCGGCGCGAATAGACGTTGCCGCTACAGATGTTTATTATGGGGCTAGCACGCTGCATTTCAACAGTGGCAGTGTCACAGGGCTATCATTCAGCACGGCTTACTGGGTTTACGCGGTTGATGATAATTTCGTGGGCGGATCTGTCACCTATGTTGCCACGACAGATCGCACAAGCTTTCCAGAAAACGCCGTTTATTTCGGTCAATGCACAACGCCGGCCAATGGCGCGGCGTCAACAACTGCATTTCAGGGCGGTTATGCGGGCCTTGGCGGGGCGCGAGATAACACCTTTACGGAGCCATTGTAATGCAAGTTGTATCAAGTGATTTACCGAATAATTGCCGCCTATATAAAGCGCCTTCTGGCGATTATGTGCGGGTAACTGTGACGGTTGAAAGCGCCAATAAAGGATCATATTCAATTGTTGCGGCTGTGACAGATAGTGCAGGCGTGGATTTAGGACCAGAAACAGATCCTTTCATTCTCACACACTGCATTGAAGACACTGACACGCCCCCGCTTGGCCTTGGGCGTACCAACGGAGCCAAAAAGGGTAATCTGGCTATTGATGGCGGCATTCTATTTGAAAGCGACGGTGCTGAATGGATAGAGCGCGGGCCTATTCCTGATGGTGCCAGTGTTGCTGCTGCTGAAATCATAAACGAATGGGACAAGGCGGGGCAACGTGTGGCTGAGAGGGCTGTGCGTGCGTGGTCCCGTCAATCAGCAAAGACCGAAGTAAACGCGCTGATTGGCGCTTAAACAGGGGGTAGGGGCGTATGCCTGACGTAAAAGAGATACCAGGTGATGGCGCTGTAGTTCTCAAGCCAGAGGACTTCAAGGACATGCTACGGGAGGCAGCCGAAGAAGGCGCGACGAAAGCTCTAGCGAATATAGGCTTGGGCGACGAAAAGGCGGTCCATGATTTTCATGAAATCCGTTCGCTCCTCGATAGCTTCCGCACCGTAAAGAAGTCGATGCTCAGTGCCTTGGGGTCGATGCTCGTGAAAGGGTTGGTTGTCGCAGTAGGCATTGCGACCGCCTTCAAAATGGGGCTACTGAAATGGACGGGGTGAACGACGCCTTCAGGAACACCCGCAGGTTTACCTTTGCAGTCCTGCTGGCAATATTCTCACTGTGCATCGCCTCAATAGTCGTGATGGGCAAAGACGCGGCTGCGATAGTGGTTGTAGGTATCCCAAGCTTGGCAGGGCTGACGAGCGTTTATACGGGCATCACAAACAAGTGGGGCAAGCAAGATGAACGCGAGTGAGTTTCTATCTGGTAGCCTGCAGCCGACCCTCCATGAAATAGGCATGCACTCGCCAGCTGCGGAAAAGCTTTTGTTGATGACGGCGTGTCACGAATCCGCAGGGTTTAAATACCGGCGCCAGATAGGAGGCCCCGCGCTGTCGTATTTCCAGATAGAGCCCAATACTCTCACAGACCTGTACGAGAATTATCTGTCCTTCCGCCCGGGCAGGCTCGCGATGCTTGATCAATACAGGCCGTTGCCGCTGAGCCACACGGAAGCGCTAGAGCGCATTGACGCATACGCGTGCGCGGCTGCCAGGCTTCAATATAGCCGGGTGAAAGCGCCTCTCCCCGACGCAAGTGACGAATGGGCGCTAGCGGAATACTGCAAAGAGCACTGGAACACGGTGGCGGGGAAGGCTACGGCGCAGAAATATTATGACGATTGGCTGCAATACAAGCCGAAAGGGTACTCCAATGATATTTGACAAAGTAGCGATTGGCACCGCTTTGGCAGCCGCAGTCTTCTTCGGCTTGTGGCAAATGGAACGTGCAAAAAGCGCAAAGAAAGACGGCATTATTGATGGTCTCAGGACGTCTCTAGTCACTGAGACGGCACGCGCTGATGGCGAGGCTCGCAACAACACTAGAATGTTTGAAATGGCAACCACGGCACAGGCCAGAGTAACGACGCTTGATGGCAAGTTAGACACCATCCGGGCCAGCAGCCAAGCCGCCATTGCAGAACTAGAAGCCCTTAAAGCAACGGAGTTGAACGATGCTATTGAAGAACCTTTCGCGCGCGGCAATGCTGCTTCTGATCGTCGTCACAAGCGCGTGTGCGGGCTACTTGCCAAAACAGACGGTACTTGTGCCAGTGGCATCGACACCGAGGGTAATGGCGCCGATAATCAAAGCTGATCCAAAGACCTTTAATCCGGTCAAATTCAAGTATCAGGTTACTACCTTGGATAATGCCAAGTATCAAATTACAGCTTGCGAGGCGTGGCAAAATTCCGCTGATGATCCAGAACAGTTTGGCGACTCTGATTATGTTCGTAGTCAGTTCAAGAATACCACTCTCGATAGTTCATGTCGGTGGGCTCTCTATGGTCTGACGGCCGCACAGGAATTGCAAGCCGAGCAACAGGACGAACGGATAGCTGAATACGTCAAATTACTCAGAGAAATGAACCGGTTTCACCGCCAGCAACTGATTGATCGATATGAGGATTTTAAACGCTGGTACGAAGAAGACCGCGAGCTATTGATGAAAAAGGCGCCACCCAGAACACCCTAACTTAAAGCTGACTAAGGCAGGTCCGCGCGGCGCTTTAGGTCGAACATTATCTTGTTCTTAGGGTCTGACTCTGGCCACATATGCCCGCGTATTAAATCTGGATGGGTCATTTCGGCTTCGATGATTGCTACCATCGGAGATGGAATATCACCGAAAGCCAACCGATACCGCTCATCATATCTTGTGATAGTTATTTTCCCGCCTAATTTGTTGCCCTTTATTTCGTATTGGCCGATGTAATAGGTTCCGCCGTCACCACCGAAAATTCTACCCGTTTCAAAAACGGCTACGCCCCCGTTTTCCCATTTATCTGGTGCCGAAACGTCACCAAAGCGCGCCGTCCAAAGTGCCTCAACGCTCTTCATGTTTCTTTTCCTCTGAAGTTAAATCTCTCGGCGTCCTGCAGCGCTTCCAAGAAGCGAGACATTTGTTCGTGGTCGTCGAACTTGATATCCAAATCTTTGTTTTCGCCATGTGAAACCCTCAGTACGACGCGGTTTCCATGCGTCAATATCTCTAGGGCAATATCTCCCTGTCCGTCCCGGGGGACGGCATCGATCGTTTCCGTAAAGTAACAGATGCTTCCCATTGCTAGTGCCTCCCTGCCAGTTCGTCACCCGCCTTATATTTTCCGCACACGCGAAACCCTTCCTTTACGGCATCAACTTCGGCTTGATCCATTGTTAGCTGCCACTTTTGTTTTATGGCCACCCATTCGGTAAGATATGTGCACCAATAAGCGCGGTTAGGTGGTAGCCAATCCGCCGGGTCTTTAAACCCCTTTGAGCGGTTGCACCCGGCCTTGACCGCAATCAGAGTTTTGCTGTCTGATAGATCATTGGCGTAAGCTTCCCTCTTTTCTGGAGGCCATTTATACCCGCCCGATAAATGTACTTCCTTCAACGGCACCATATGATCAACATCGAGCGTGCCCGGGTCGGTGGTCACATATCCGCAGTAAGGAGCAGCCCATAGGCCGCTTTGAACACGGCTATCTCCACTGATGATTTTCAATGCCGGTTCGGTGAGGCTTTCCGCAATCAACACCTCTTGCCGGGCGTCCTCATTATCGCCGTCAGCATCGATCCAATGATTGTAAAGCGAGCGTTTATATTTGGGTGTATTGACCTCTGCCGTTATTTTGAGGCCTTTGTATTCGTCGCCGAATGCCGCCAGGCTGAAACATGCCAGAGCGCAGGCCAGAAATATTCTCATGATATCCCCCTCGTGTTTACGTTTTACTCGCAACTCACCGCGATAGTTTTGCACGTTTTACGGAAATGTCAAATTAGCGGGAGATGCTCGCCATACCGGGCTATCTCAGGAAAGGCGAACATCTCGTTTTAAGAAGAGTATGAATGATCAGCGATTGCTACGCACCACGGCCTCTTCGTGGTTGGTTTCTTCCGGGTACAGATCAGAGTGAGCATAGGCGTCTTTCCAAGCGTCTGTCTCATTATCTCTCGCATGTCCGCGGAAGTTATGTGGTGGGCACACCCCGTAGTACCAACCGCCGCTGGGCATTGGCGGGGCAGCTGCCGCCGCGATAGAAGCAGCGCAAACAAATAGGCTTATAATAAGTTTCTTCATGACTATTCCTTTCATTTATCCCGAAATACTCCCAACAAACTATGATTTCCCGATACTACTCAGGGATAGCTTGGTGGCTGTGATAAATGTCACGTTCGATACCGTGGCGGTATGGGGAGCAGAGATTACTTCCGCCAGTTGTACGGGTCGTTATCCATCGTGACGGTGTATTCCCCAAAGGTGCCACACTCCGAACATCGGAACGGTAGGAAGTGGACGCGCATGTCGGGGCCGAATCCGTCGATCAGCTTTTGCAGGGCCACCGATTTGCTGTGATGGCATGCGCTGCAATATACGGTCATGCTTTCATAGGAAGCGATTGCTTGTTCAAGGGTGATGCTCATGTCGTTTTATATGAGTTTTAGAACGAAAAGAGAACAAGTATAGATTAGTTTTATAGGCCCGTCGGTTAGCCAGGTGGGGTGCAAGTGGGGTGCAAAAGGGCGAAAGTGGGGTGTAAAACGTGTTTTCGGGGTGTGTCAACGAAACTGAAACCGCAGAAAACAGCCATTTTGTGCTAAAATCCGTACGTTGACATCGACGAGGTCGCTGGTTCGAGTCCAGTACCGACCACCATTTAAAACGGAGCGGCCCCCTGTGGAGAGATTGCCCGTTTACAGGCAAGACCTATGGCTAGTCCCACTCCTGCGATCTTTTGCTTGAGCCCATTTGAAGCACGAACCTGATGTGCGGGCACATTTTGAAAAGGTTATTACTAGTTCGTCAGATAGTGTTGATGCGAATGAGCCTGAGGAGGCTGTA